AGGCGCGACCGCAACCGATAGCCCGGGGGTTGGCTTCGACCTGGTCTCGCCGCCGAACGAGAACGGCCCAAATCAGCATTGCAAAGTTCAGGCGACACCGGCGACGCCATACATCTGGACTGTCGGGATGCTGATAGAGCCCGGCAATACGCTGACGAACTTTTACCTCTCCGCCCTCTTTCGCGAATCCGCGACGGGCAAGCTCATAACGATGGCCTTTAGCGCCGGAGCGCTCGTCAACAACAAGCACCCCGATCCGATGAGCGGCCCGGACGCGGCGTACAGCACGATCCCATGGCAGGCGGGAAGCTCCGCGATGTTCGCGCCCGTGTGGCTCCGCTTTGTGGACGATGGCACGAGCCTGTCTTGGTATTTCTCGAACTCGGGCCGGAACTTCACGGGAATCGAAATCGACGCGGGCACTGGGCTTGTCGTGACCCACCCGAAGGCGGACTACTTCACCGTCGGCCCTAATCAAGTGGGGGTGTCCGTAAATTCGATTGAGTCGGGGGGCGCGCCCGTCGCGATGCATGTCTTTAGCTGGGGATTCTCGTGAGCGGGACGGCGTCCGATTTGCCCCCGGCTATCGTTCCCGATCCGGCACTCCGCGACGCGCTCAATAGCTGGAAGAGAATCGTCGAAGCCGCGGTTGAGAAGTTCGAGGCCAATGGCCGTGAGCTCCGCAGTGAGGTCCAAGACCTTCGCACGCAAGTACAGCTGCAAGAGCGAATCTGCTCGGACGCCCTCAAGGCCTCCCAAGAGACGATGGGGTATTGCCGTCGGATCGCAGACGAAAGCCTGCACTGGGTGCAGCAACAGGCAATCCAAAGCTCCGTGCCGGACATCATTCCTCCAATGCGCTCGCGCGCCATGAGCGTCACGGACTGGAAGGGGGCGCTCGAGGAAGTCGTCGAAGCCGCGAGCATGAAGACCAAATCGATCCCGAGCGATCGAGTGCGCGAGGTCTTGAAGAAGGTGATGGGGGAAGAACAGCTCGCCACGTTCAAGGAAGAAAAAAGCGACAAGCAAAAATCGGCCAGGGCGCTCCGTCAGACGATCGTGGCTGGCGTCGTGAGCCTAGTCGTCGGCCTTATCCTCGCATTCACGGCGGGGCACTTTGAAGGGCGCGCCGGGGCGCCGCAGCCGGCCGCGTCCGCTCGCTAAGATTTGGGTCGCGCGCACCTGGCGCGCCATGCTCGCCGCCATGAGCACGAGCAAAGTTCCTCACTGGGTGATGATCGCTGCCGCCATCGCGGCCATGAGCATCGCCGCCGTCATGAGCGCCCAGCAAAAGGGGGACATCGCACTTCCCGTTGATCTCGTCGCCGTGCTGGCGGTCCTCAACGCGATCCTCGGCCGCTTCACCGAAAGCTATGCGACGGCGAAAGAGGCGACGAAGCTTCGTGCCGAGAGCACGCCCCCGCCGCGAGGGTTCGTCGAACTGCGTGCGCTCCTCTTCGTTCTAGGCGTGGGCGGCATCGTAGTCGGCGGCATTGGCGCGAACTGCACGCCCGCGCAAGGCATACAAGTCGCGGTGCAAGTCGCGGTTGACGTCTGCCAAGAGGCTCCGCAATTTCTGCCACCCGGCAAGGTGAGCGCCTTCGTCGCGCTCGTGTGTGAGTACATCGACCCGGCGACGGGAGCCGCGAAGCAAGGCGGCCAAACGGTCTTTATCTCGGCGGTGACGTGGAATGCAATGAAGGCGGACTATCAGAAAGCGCACGGGCATTTGCCCGGCGGAATGAGCCCGGTGACCCCATGAGATTCGGACGAAAAAGGCCAGTCGCGCGCGCTCCCCGCTTGCGGCTCTCGAACTATCTTCTTGCTCACGCGCTTCCCCCCGGGCCTCCGGCATGCGATTGGAGCCCCTCGGCCGAAGCCTCTCTTTCGAACATCCTCGGCAACGACACCCTCGGCGATTGTGTAGTCGCCGGCGGCTACCACGTCGTGGGCGTTGAGACGGGCAATGCGGGGAAGCTCTTCGTCCCCACCCTGGCTCAGGTCATCGCCGACTACAGCGCAATCGGAGGCTACGTTCCGGGCGAACCCGACACCGATCAGGGGTGCGACGAAGAGACCGCGATCAACTACTGGACGCATCACGGCTTTGCGAACGGGACGAAGCTTCTCGGCGCGGTGGCGATCGATCCCTCGAGCGCCGCCGAGATCGAGGCCGCGTGCTTTCTCTTCGAAAACCTCGTCTTTTGCGCAGAGCTTCGGGATGCGTGGGTCAATCCCATGCCGCGGTCGTCCGGCTTCGTGTGGCCGGCGGCGGGCAATCCGGATCCCGACAACGGCCATTGCTTCGTGGCGAGTGGCTACGGGCCCGGCGGCGTGACCATTGCGACGTGGGGAATGCTCGGGACGATCACGGTCCAGGCGATCGCGGAGTACTGCTCGAAGAGCGCGAACGGATCGCTCTACGTGTACCTGACGCCCGATCAATTGATGAAGGGTGTCTCGAAGGCGCCGAACGGCGTGGACTGGGCGCAGCTCGTCGCGGACTTCGACGCCATCGGAGGAACGGCCCCTTTGCCGGTGATTCCCCCCCCGACGCCGGCGCCTCCCGCTCCTTCTCCCGTCGCGGCGAGTCTTGCCGACGCGCAGAAATGGGCGTCTGCGGGGCTCGCTGCGTCCTGGCCCAAATGATCGTTGCCCCGATTCCCGTCGGGGCGCGGCTCGTCGATTGCGTCACGATTTTGACGCCCGCGACTGCGCTTGCCCTCAAAGCCCAGGGCGTGGATGGGGTCATTCGCTATTACGAGACACTCGGCCCGGCCGAGGTCGACGCGATCATGGCGGCGAATCTCGGCCTTTGCCCCGTGGGCTATTCCCGGCGCCCCGGATGGGTGCCAAAGCCCGGTGACGGGGTGGCCGATGCCACGGGCATGCTTGCCAAGCTCACGGCCTTGGCACTCCCCTTGGGGGGCCTTCACCAATGGTGCGATCTCGAAGGCTGCGCGGGCTCGCTCGACCAGGCGAGCGCCTTTCTCGAGGAGCACTCGAAGACGATCGTGCTTGCGGGAGGGCGCGGCGGTGTTTATGTGGGCGCGGAGCAACCGCTCGGCGCCAAGGCGCTTTACGACGTCGTCCACGTCACCGCCTATTGGCGGTCGCAGTCGGCCGATATCCCCGAACCTCGTTGCGGATGGGTGATGGTGCAGCTTTACCCGACGACCACATGCGGCGGCGTTTCCGTCGACTTCGATTTCGCACAGCAGGACTACGAGGGCCGGCGCGCGAGCTGGCTTAGGTGACCGCAGTGACGTTGACCGCGCAACTGAAGGCCCTTGTGCTGGGCGTGTGGATGGCGATCCATCCGGGCCCGCTGCCTGCCGATGCGGAGATCATCGCCGATGCCCTCGTCGGTGCGTCGCTCCAGCGCGCGGACGAAGCTCCGGCCCTTGGGTCGCCGGCTCTCGATCTCGTCGCAGAGGCGGTCTGGGTGGAGCACGAGAGCGGCATTCAGAGGGAGCCGCACCCGGAGAGCTGGGACGCGCGCGCCCGCGTCTCGTGCGGGCCGCTCCAAGAGCCGTGTGACTTCGTTCGGACGCACTCCTTGCGAGACCAGGCGAGCCGCTGGCTGCAGCTCCTACGGTGGGGAAAAAGTGTGTGCCCGGAGTCGCCCGCGGCCCCGCTAAGCTCGGGCTCCTGCGCGCGATGCCGACGCCTCGCGGACGGTCGGATCGGTAAATCGCGGGAACTTCTCGTCGCGTGGCTCAACCCGGGCGAGGAGTAGCTCTACTCGCAGCGTCCGGCAACGAGCGGATCGTCGTGCGTGGGGACGCATCGCAATCGCGCCGCGCAGCCCTCGTTGACGGGATGAGGCGACAGCTCGCCGCACGGTTGGGCCGCCGCGAGGCCGTAGACGCATCCCTGAAAGCCGGTAGTCACGTAGCAACCGGGGGCGGCGCACGCAGCGGAGCTCGTCGCGCAATGAAGCCCCTGTTCGCACTGCGACTCGAGAGAACACCCGGGCGGCAGCACGCCCGCTTCGCAGACGGCCACGTGCTCGCTGGGGCCGTACCCCGCCACCAGCGCGCACCCTTCCGGAAGAGCGTCGAAGTCGACGGCGGCATCCCCCCACGGGTCGACAGGAGGAGCGGCGCCGGCGTCGCCGGCCGCTACGGCGTTCGGCTCGCCGGCCTCGAATGACGGCCCCGCGCCCCCGCATGCCACGTTCACCAGCATCACCATCACAAGTAGTACGTATGTCCTAGTCATCGTCGTGCCCCTCCTTTACTTTGACGGCAGCGAGGGCCGGAAGCTTGAGCCTTACGACGTCCTTCGCGTCGATTCGTGTCACCAACTACTACATGAACAAGGAGGCTTTTTTCGATGGATCGCAATCGCGAGATTCTGGGACTTGCGCAGCGTCTTCGCCAAATAGGCCGGGCCAATATCGGGCGCGTGCTCGGGACCGTTGTGACCACGGCGGGTCGCTACAAGTTGTGGGTCGACCTTCTAGAGCGGAGCTACTTCCTTAGGGCCGAGGTCAACGCCTTGTCGAAGCTCCTGCTTGACAAGGGGGTTTGCACGCAAGAGGAGCTGCAAGCCGCGTTCGCGGGTGAGTACAAACATCTTCTCGCCTCTATGTCCGAAGAATGGCCCGAGCTCACCTTCGAAGAGACGGGCTTTACGGTCATCGACCCGCAGGCGTTCTCGGCTCGCCTCAAGCGCGAGGACTGGCCACGATGACCGTTCACGTCTTCGACATGGGCATGGCGAAGTGCGCTTTTGGGTACGATGATCCTCCCAGTCGCTGGCCGGAGGGCCACAGGTGGGTTCGCATCCAGGATCAGAAACGAGCCACGTGCCCCGACTGCCTACGAGTGCTCGACGGCAGATGGCATCCCGTCTTGCGCTGGCAAGAGCTCAGCGTGGCGAACGTCACGATTACGTTAGAGCCGAGGCCGGGCTACTGCGACCGTGGGCGCTGGCTCGCCAAGATTTCCGCATACGGATACGAGCCCGTGCATCTTGACGAAGCGGACGGGTGGCCCCGGTACTACTTCGACGAAGGCCGCGCGAAGGCCGAGATCCAAGAGTGGCTGCGCGCGAGGGGAATCACCGTTTCGGATTGGGAGGCGAAGGCTTCCGAGGTCTGAGGCTCGCCGCTTCGAGCTCCTTCACCCGATCCATGGCACAGTCGGCGACGGCGAGCGCGGACGAAAGCTCGCGCTGCAGTCGTCGCACGAGACGGTTTGCGCTGTACCAGTCCTTGCGCGTCTCGATGAGAAGAGACACGAGCGTGTCCTTGTCGAGTTTCTCGAGTTCATGACTCACGCTCCACCCGTACCCAAGAGCGGCGGCATCTTCGCGCCTCTTTCGTATGCCGCTGCGATTTTCGGGGCCGCCCATTCCGCAAACGTTTCGTTCGTTCCCGGCACGACGATGTGCGCAAGGAACTCTTCTTCGAAGCTCACAATCTCGCTCGCGACGGCCTCGAGCTTTGCCTTGATGACTAGGGCGAGGCAGCGCCAGCGGCGGCGCCGCTCGGCTTCGAGCTTGTCGAGGCTGCGATACATCTTGGTCTCTGGCATCGGAAGCTCAAAGCGAACGCGGCGCTCCCTGGCCTCAAACATGATCGTTGCGTGGCCTGTATGCGCCTGCCACCCTGACGCGAAAGACGTCGCGCCATACCGCGAGAGAAGCCTCTCGATTTCTGCTTTGCTTCGATCGATCGGGACCACCGTCCCCTTTGCGAAGGCCACAGCTATCCCTCCTCTCCGGGTTCGCGCGGCGGCCGACACGTCGCGTGTCTCACGCCGACAACGCCGTCGGCATCGCTCGTCTCCACGCCATCGCTCGTGACCGGCTTCTTGCAGATCAAGCACGCTTCGGCCGGTGGCGGAGTCTTGGCAGAAGCCGCGAGGGGGCCTTCGAGCGGCCCACGCTCGCGCTGCGCGCGCTGGCGCTCTTGCTTCGAAGCCGGTTCTTGCTTCGAATCTTGCACCGGCATTGCCTTGATTTGGGCCTCGAGAGACGACACGCGGATCGCGGGGAAAGCCTCGTCGGCCGACGTCTCGCCGTTGGCGATGTTCGTGGAAAGCCCGATGAGCACTTCGAGGTCCTCGAGCAGCACGTCTTGCGCGCTCGGCTTGCCGAGCCGGGCGAGAATGCGATCGGGGTGGATGCCCATTCTCTGGATCCTCGCGAAGAGTTCTTCCCGACGCGTCGCGAGCGTTTGCGTGTCGCCCACGGCGACCTTGCGAATGCGCTGGAAGATAGGATCGATGTACGCGCGCGGGATCACGCGAAAGATCGAATTGCGTAGGGCGATTGACGTCGCGGCGTTGCCTGTCGTCACGATCATGTCGTCGGAGTAGCGCTTGCCGCTCCTGCCGATGATGCGGCGACGTACGTCGATCGTGATCCGGATATTCTTCTCAAGGTCCCAGGTGACCCCTTGGGAGACCACTTCGCGCTCTTCGACGTCGATGACGCGAGCCCCCGCGTGGGAGTTTCGATAGGCCGACAGCGCAATTTCGGCGAGGCGGACGGAGGGCCCGGTGACGGTTTTTCCGTCGCGAGGGACGGCGTAGATACACGACTCCGCGACCGCGACCGTCACGGTTGCGAGCGATAAGCACTCGCTCATGAAGGTCTTGATGCTTCGGGGGTAACGTCGCGCGGCGTCGAGCTGCGCCTCTACTTCCGAACGATTGAGGATGGCGACCGCGCTAATGGTCTCGCGCGAGATGTCCGTCTCGATCGACAGCTTTGCAATCGCGTCGGTTGCTTCGTCTTGCTCGGGTTGCATGGGGCACTACCTCTCGAGGCGCCAGGGGCGCAGGTGCAGCGTTTGGATCCTTGCCGGAAGGCCCGGCCATTCGTTCTTTGCGAGGCAATCGGCAAGAAGTCGCAGGTTCGCGCGGTTGGCCTCGTCCGCTTCCTCGATCGATTTCGGATCAATCTCGTACACCGCCACGAGATGGGGATACGCCTTCTCGCAGGCGATGAAAGGGAAGCTCTCGATCGGCTCGTCCACAAGCCCCCAGCCGCGCCGGTAGAAGGCCTCTTGCTTGTCGTAGCCGTACACTTCGCACGAGCGGCGGAAAGCAGCCCCGCGCGCGTCGTCGCATGATTTCAGGTCCGCCAGCGCGCGAAGAGAGGGCGCCCAGCGATCGCCGCGCGCCTTGCACTGGAGGTCCGTTTCCGGATCACGCCACCGACACGTGATTTCGTTGTGCCCCGCGGCGCGGATGATCGGCCCCGCCATCTCGTCGCGATAGAGCGCGGCGCGCATTCCTGCAATTCGCGTTGCGTCCTCAGGCGAGAGAACGAGCTTGCCCCGGTTCTCTTTCCGCCAGGCGTCGCGCTCCGCCTTTGGTCCTTTGAATCGGCAGTCCCCGAAGTCGGGCATGACGACGTAATCGCGGACGAACGCGTCCTCTTCGAAGACGGCGCAATGCAGCGCTTTGCCGAAAAAGAGCGCTTCGGTATCCCGATCCGGAATCTGTCCCTCGACCCACGCTCGGTATACGCGCGGCGCGCGCTCCACCTGCAAGAGCGCGCTATTGCTCGCGAGTCCCAAAATGCGGACGTGGTAGTCGCTCGCGGGGACGTCCGGATAGAGACCGGGCCCGAGCTCGAGGACGTTCACGGCACCGCATTGCGCGCGCGCGCCGCGCTCTTGGCAATGCGGTGAAGCGATTCCTCGATCCATTGGATCGTTGCCCACTTGCCGCGCGGAAACCACTCCGGGCGATCGTCCAATTCCCGCAGGATGAGGACGACCCACGCCATGCGTTCGGGCGTCTCGAGGCCAAAGAACTTGCCGAGTCCGATCTGATTTAGACCGTCTATGAGAGCGTCCGACATGCCCACCGAAAACTCATGGTCGGGGCTCACTTCTACTTCTTGGGGAGCGGTCATCGTCTTCCTTGCAGGTTCAGCTCAGGTTGCGTTGCGGGCAGCTGGGCGATCACGGCTCGCACGGCCTTCATTCGCGCAATCTCGTCTTCGGCCTTGGTCGCTCGCAGGCGCCCATTCGCGACCCACGAAGGGTAGTTCGTTTCGCGCATGCGGATCTCGCGATCGAGACACGTGAGCAGCGTCTCTCGGGTGTGAGGCTTGGGGATTTCGATCATGGCCGGAGCTCCGCGCGGACTACTTCGTGTTGGAAGGCGACGCCCATGGCGACAAGCGCCGTACGCAGGTCGGCTTCGGAGAGGTCGACGCGCTCGGTTCTGCCGTGGCACTCGACGATCCAAGTCATCCGCTGCATGAAGTCATCGTAACGCTCGACGAGGCGCTCGACCCGAGTGTGGCAGACCGCACACAAGGGCAAGACGCCGACCGCGCCGAGGGATTTGCGCGTCACGATCCGCTCGGAGCTCATGACGCGGCCAAAAGGGAAAGCGCGCGGTGCACGAGAGCGGCCGTGCGCGCCCGGCGCACCGAGTCGAGATCCGCGAGAAAGGCTTCGCTCTGGAACTCGCCTACCGCGTGAAAGAGATCCGGCTCGAGTTCGCGAATGCCGCGCGGGCCCTTCTTGTGCGCTTGGACGATGGCCTCCTCGAGAGCATCGAGCGCGGAGTCTACGAAGAGTTCGTTGTGCGTTTCTACGTTTCCCATTGGTGGTCACCCCTGCCTCTTGATTACTACTACGGTAGTAGTCGTCAAGCGAGAAGGAGTGACGGGCCGAAAGCCCCGGGGAAAACGCGCTAGTTGTCGTCGTGCGGATCGGCGCGGCGCTGGGACGCGGCGGCGGCCGACGACCAGATCGGCAAAAGGCCCGGCTCGATCTGGTCGAGAAGCTTCTCCCACTCTTCGGGGGAACGGTGCGGGGGCGCGTCGGGCATTTGCCGCGCGATATCGACCGTCATATCGGTCCAGCGCTTCGGGTGTTTCCGCAGCACACGCCCCAAATTCCCGGCGCATTTCGCAAGTCTCACCACGCCGAGAACCTCCCGGCCAACGCCGAACGCAGAATGGCTCATCGCGCCCATACCCCTCTTGGCCCGCCTAAGTTGGAATGACTTTGCGCGTTCACTCGAACAGGGCCCGCGCCGTGAAAGACGGGGCGCGCGCCCGCGAGGAAGACGACCGAACGCTAGTCAAGTTTGGCTGTTCGTCGCAAGAGTGTGCGACAGCGCTAACGCTTTTTTCTGCGCGCGCCCCTTACCATCTCGTCCAAGGTGTGTTCCGTCGTATCAAGAATTGCGATCCACTCGGCCCGCGTGGGGGGATCGGGGATCCGCTTGGCCATGTGAATCGCTGCGACAATCGTAGCGGGCTGCCACTTGCTGGGCCGCGCGAAGAGTAGCCCCTCGAGCTCCGGGGGCGCTCCGTGGAGGAAGTACTCGAGGGGCACTTGGGCGTGCTCGGCGATCGAGCGCATGGTCTCGAGGCCTAGGCTCCGCTCGTTGAAGAGCTTATTTCCCGTGCCTTGCAGAAGACCGACGGCGCGCGACGCGGCGGACTTGTTTCCTCCTTCCTTTTCGACGAGGCGATCCATGTAGCGGAGCGCGCGCGCTACCTGCTCTTCGGAGAAGGTCTTGTTCGATTTCCCCACGTTTGCAGGGGGTAGCGTCGAATCGGTCGTGTGATTTGCCATGGCGTGGAGGGGCTCCGTCCTCTTTTTCAATGATCGCGCCTAGTTACGCCAATCCGCTTGACGACGACGTTACTACGGTTGTAGTGACCAAAGCATGGCAGCGCAGCTAGGCAAGTGGGGAACCCTTCGGGGCGCGACGATGCTGCGCGCCTACTTCGAGAAAGACGGCAGCCCGACGCAAAGGCAAATCGCTTCGCGTCTCGGTGTGACCGAGGGCACGGTCTACTGGTGGAAGTTTGGGGTCCGACGGCCAAGCGATTCGTGCCGCCGGGCCCTCCTGCGTATTGCGAACATCCCGACGCAAGCTTGGCTAACCGCCAAGGAGCGGACGCGCGAGAAGAGGCTGAAGGCAGCGTAGCCATCGGAGCGGGGGTCACGAACTAACTACGACTCTTGTAGCAGAAAGGTGGACGGCGTGAAAGATGGCGCTCGCGGGCTTCTTCGACCCTTGGCCCTTGAGCGCTCGCTACGGGTCACACGGCTCGGAGGCGGGCGAGCCCCGCAGAAGGCTTCCTCTTCTTGTCTCCTCGGACGAGGACGATCCGCTTCCCCCGCGCCCGCGGACGCGCGCGGACTGCATCGACGGCCCCCGCCCCTGCCCGTGGGTGGGGTGCCAATATGCCCTCTACCTAGACGTCTTGCCGCGCGATCTCCCCAAGGGCCCGCGGCTCAAAATCAACTTCCCCGAACTCGAGCCCGGCGAGATGCGCGACTCGTGCGCTCTCGACGTGGCCGAGGAAGGACAGCACACGGCGGCGCAAATCGGATCGTTTCTGCATTTGACCGAAGAGCGCATACGGCAAATCGAAATCGTGGCGGAGCTTCGTTTGGCTCCGCTCTTGGCCCATCTACACGACGAAGAGGCGACCATGGCGACGAAGAAAAAGAAGAAGGCCGGACGTAGCAACGGACGATTTCGTCAGGCCGTTGCGGCCTCGACGCAGTACTTCCCGAAGACGACCAAGGGGGAAGTGCGCAAGGACGCCGTCGTCCGCGAACGCCGCAAAGAGAAGTGCCCGGTCAAGATTCCGGTCGAGGACATTGAGAAGAAGTCGCAAGCGCTCGCCAAGGTCATTCAAGACCATGCGTCTCTTCTCGAGGAGAAGCGCGCGGCGAATGCCGAATTCAACGACAAGGTGAAGTACTTCAAGGAGCGAATGACCGAGCTCGCGGAGTCGGTCACTTCGCACACCGAAGTGCGGGACGTCGAGTGCATCGTATTTCTTCTCGAGAGGACGGGCGAGATGGTCACCATTCGCCAGGACACCGGCGAGCAGGTGGGCGACGCGCGCCCCGCCACCGCGGACGACCGGCAGGACTCCTTGCCTCTTGGCGAGCCGAGCGCCGAGAAGAACGCCGAAGCGAACGGCGCGGACGAGGGAGACGAGGAGGATGACGACGTCGAGACCTACGGGGATCTAGCCGACGACGACGACGAGGCCGAGGACGCCCGGCCGGGAGACGGGGGATGATGATGACCGCCATCGCCATGGCCCCCTACCCGGCGGCCAACGACGTGGGACCGACCGTGAAGCGAGCGAAGTTGAAGCCACCGGGCCCGAAGCCTGTCACCCTTACAAGTGTAGAAGCCGCGGAGCTCCTCAACGTATCGACGTCGACCTTCCGCGACGTCATCCGCCCGGACCTTCCCGTCGTCTATATCGGTCGCTCGGTTCGCTTCAACGAAAAGGATGTTTTGCAATGGCTCGAAGATCACACGGCGGTTCCTGGGAATGCTTCCTCCCGAAGGGGCGCACCATCTACGTCGTCCGCTTCCGCACGCCTTCAGGCCGCGTCACTCGCTCCACGGGCGAAAGCGATTCTCGAAAAGCTGCGCAAGAAGCCGCGCGCATCTACGCCGACGTAATCTCCGGCCGCGTCGCCACGCGCGCGGCGGTGTCGGCGGATCTCGAGAAGGCCTTCGCGGGGTGGCTGGCTGAGTACGAAATGACCCACGCTGCGGGCACGACGGAGACCGTGACGGACTACGTGCGCGCGGACTTGCTTCCGTTCTTTCAGACCTTCGACCGGTTCACCGCCCCGTCGTACAGCGAATACATTCGCAAGCGCATCAAGGAGGTGACGCGCTCGACGCTCCGCAAGGAGCTGTCCGCCTTGCGGATGTTCTGCGCGTGGTGCGTCGAGCAAGGGGTCTCGGGCTTGCCCCCGATCCCGAGCCTGCCCAAGGCGGGTCACCCTGGGACGCGCGCCCCAAACGCGCGCCGACGTACGGGCAACGCGCTCACGCCGGCCGAGATTGCGGAGCTTCTCCTCGCGATGCCCGAGCGCTCGCGGCGCACGGGAGATTTCGTCCGGCCGTTCTTTCAGATCCTTTGGGAGACGGGCCTGCGACCCTACTCGACCGTGGCGAAGCTCGAGGCGCCGCTTCACTACCGGCGCGGGCAAGACACGCTCTTCATCTCGCGCGAGATCGACAAGTCACGCTACGAGCGGCGCATCCCCCTGACGGACGCCGCGCGCGAGGCGCTCGATCGAGTGTGTCCGGAGTCGGGCCCGCTCTTTCCGGGCAACCCCGACAACATGCGCGATGCGCTCCTGTCGGCGCTCCGCGCGACCGGCATCGACAAGCCGTTCAGCATCTACGACATCCGCCACTCTCGCATTAGTCATCTCGCCAATAGCGGGGCGGCGCTTGCAGGCGTCGCGTTCCTCGTCGGGCACAAGCACGTTTCGACGACGGCTCTCTACGTGCACGCCTCGATGGCGGCGGCGGAGTCCGCGCTCGAAGCCGTCCGCAAGCCTGCGCCTAAGAGGGCTCGTCGTGCGTAGAAGTCTCGCGTACCGGCAGGGCCTTGGCCTCGCTCTCGAGTTCGTCCGCAAGTTGTCGGAGAGACGCGACCGCCCTCGCCAACGTCGAGGGCGACGTGTGCACGGCGCAATGGTCATCGACCATGATGATGACGTACTCGTTGGCGTCGAAGTCGCGCCGGAGCTCCTTCGCGAGGGCGTCCAAGACGTTGTTACGCGGGCAGTCGTGGCCGTTCACTTAGCTCACCCGGTCCTTGCCTGCGCGAAGCTGGGTCTCGAGCCGGTCGGCAAGTTTGCGAAGCAGAGCGGGCAAGTGGGACGAGCGGTTTGGATCCACGGTAGCGATCGCGTGCCCGGTGCCTTCGTCGGTGCCTTCCACGAAGAGGCAGACGGTCGAACCGTTGGTAGCGGCAAGGATGGCTGCCGCGAGGCCGTTGTATCGCTTTTGCGTGCTGTCGCTGCTCATGGCTCCCCTCGTTCTTTCCTACCCTCGGCCCATCTTGCCAAGGGCTTCGTTGTCCCGTTCGATTTCATCCGCGAGCTCACGCAGGACTCTCGGCAGATCGGAGAGGTAGCGCCGGTCGGTCGTGGCGAGACTGCTGCCGTCGCCTCTCGATCCTCCTCCTACAATCGTGAGGACGAGATCCGCGTGAAGCCCCTCGAGAAGCATCGTCGTAATCGTGTCGTAGACGCCGGGTCCGATCGCCATCGCCTAGTCCCCCTTGGGCTCCGCGGCCCGTTTCTTTTTCGCGATGTACTCGGCTTCGATTTCGCGTCCGGCGTCGCGCAATATTTCTGCGATGGCCAAAGGGCTGTCGAGCGGCGCGTTCGCGTTCACGGTCAGAAATGTTTGCCCGTCGGGGTTCACGGTGAGGATGACCACAAGCGTTTGCTTGTGGTCGTCCACGATGCGCTGAGCGGTTCGGACGGTGTCGCGGCCGATGGGCGCCGATTCGGGATCGGTCTCGGGCATGGCCTACGCTTCCTCCTTGGAGGCATCCAGGGTGAAGGCCACGGCGGGACATCTCTCGTCCTCGAGCGCTTCAATCGCGTGGCGAAGAAGGGCGGCGAGGTTCTCCCGCGTGGCAAAGAGCTTTTGGCCCGCGGTGGAGATGGTCACCTGCCCCTCTGCGTCTACGAGGACGAGCACGGAGATTACCGCTTCGTCTGCCACGCAGATCGCGCCGAGCGCCTTGCCGAGGAGTTCTTGTCTCTCGTCGAGTTTCGCCATGGCCTAGCTCTTCTCCTTGGGGGCAACGCAGACCCCGACCGTTCCGTCAGGTCTCGTGGTCTTCACTTCGTGAGCGGCGCAGTCGAGCATGGCGCCGATGGCTTCGGGAAAGTTGTAGTTCGGCAGGCCCGCGGTGAAGACCGAGACCTCCCCCTCCTTGCTGGCCAAGACGAGGACGGCGACGGCGGCATCTTGCCCCATCAAGATCGTCGACAGGATTTTGATGACCGTCTCGCTACGCTCGTCGTCTTTTCCCATGGCTCCGCTCTACCCCTTTGCCGTCCGTTCGTCCGCCTGGTGTCCCCGGGTTTCTCGCGGCGCCCCCCTAGCGGGATACGCTCTGGGATACGCAGGGGGTTTTCGGGGTGCGAACGGCGGGAATTGAACCCGCAAGCCGAGTTATCGGCGCCAGAACCTGAAGATGGCTCACGCCTGCACGGTTCTCGGTATTTCTCGGTAAAAGCTGCGATTCTGGTAGCGCCAGAAGGCGCGAAACGGCGCGGCGCGGGATACGCGGGACACGCAAAACGCGAGCGTGACCATGGGTCGGCGCTCACGAAAACAGACCCGCCGGTGTGCCTATGACCGCGCCCGTACTCGAATGGCGACGCGCTCCGCGCCAGCACGTAGCCCATCTGTGGCGTGACGGGATCCAGGTCTGTTGGCACCCCAATTCGGGAGGGACCATCGTCGAGTATTTCCCCGTTCCGCTCACCTCCTTTGGAGAGCCGTACGGCCATACCTGCGCGTACTGCCGAAAGCACTTTCGACGCGCGAAGAAAGAGCAGGCCGCATGACACTCGAAGATGAGCGCCTCGCTCTTGCACAAGCCGCCCTCGAACTTGTCGACAGGATCCTCGACTTCGCCGGCGTGCCGCTGTCTCCGTCGCCCGTTCGCAAGGAGCCCCTCTCGAACGCAGAGAAGTGCCGACGGAGGAGAGAGGCTAAGCGACACCAAAGCGACACCGCGGACGGTGTCGCGACACCGAAAGCGACACCGAGCGACACCGGGCGGGGGGTAGGGGGGACTCTCTCTCTTATCTCGGATTTTTCAGAGAAAAAGAGAGAGTCTGAGGTCTTCGCGCGCGAGCCGAGCGACACCGGCGCGACACCGAAAGCGACACCGGCGACACCAGAAACGACACCGCTCGGTGTCGCGCCCGATGGCGAACGCTACGTGCGTCTGACCGATGCAATCACGCCAGAGCTCACCGCGGCTGCGCAGCTTGCGACCGTGCAAGATATCGCGGCGGCGTGGGCGAAGTTCACCGGACACCACGCCGACAAATGGATCCACGTCGCGGGCCAGTGGCAAGTGTGGTGCGTCCGGGAGGCGAAGAGAGAGCGCGTAGAGCGCGAGAAGCTACGCGCGATTGGCATAGTCAAAGCTCCCGGCGCGATCGATTACGAGGCGCAAGCGCGGGCGAATGCACGAGCGAGGAAGCAGGCAGCCGAGCGGCCGAAGGAGCCCCCGCTCACGCCGGAAGTTATGGCGCAAACGCTCCGGGAGATCGGACTCAAGTGAGCTGCAAGATCCTCACACCGGAAGGCACGACGGCGACGATGATCCTCTGCTCGCGTGGACGGGGCAGGAGGCAGCAATGCGACACGAGCGGGTGTCGAGGCACGGCGGTCGCGTTGTGCGACTTCCCGGTCACCGTCTACGGTCGCGCGACAACGTGTAGCCGTCGCATGTGCAAGGCGTGCCGCCACGCGCAGGGTGGCGATCGCGACTTCTGCCCGCCTCATGATCGGTTGCAGAAAGCGAAGGCGACGCCATGAGCTCGCAGCTTCCCCTCGCGGTCACGCTGACGACCCGCCCGTCGGTCTTCTTCGTGATCCCCGTGCAGACGAAGAACCCCAGCAATCAAGCGCGCGGAAATTCGCAACGCGCGGCGATGGCGGCGGTGGCTGCCGATGCGAAGCGGCGCAAGATTTCTTGCCATCACACCCGAGAGGCCATCCGTCGTGCCGGCCTTACGAGAGCGGACCTCGTGCCGGCCGTGGTGACCTTGACACGCGTTTCCTTCGGAAAGCTCGACGGTCACGACGGCCTACCGCCAGCGCTAAAGCGTGTGGTCGATGGGATCGCCGAAGCTCTCGGCATCGACGACGGGGGGCCCTTCGTCCGGTGGCAGTACGCGCAGCGTCGCGGGGCGAAGTCGTACTACGCGGTCGAAGTCACGATCGAGCGGATGCGATGAGCGTCCTTCTTCCCGCCTCCACCGCGCTCCTTCGCGGCGTGCGCAAAGAGGGTCACGTTCTTCTCGAATGGGATTCGAGCGGCGCTCTTCGATGAGCTCCATACGGTCGGTGACCTTCGCGTGCTGCCGACGAGCGCGGGCGGCTTCATCGTCTTCCGTGACGGCATGCCCAACAACGAAGGCACGCTAGCCACGGGGTTTCGCACCGAGGACGAAGCGCATGCGGCGCTTGTTCAGATCGCAGCAAAAACAAGAAAGAAAGGTAAGCCATGACCCCCGAGAGCTACTCGCCGGGACAAGTTGCGCACGGTCATCTTGACGAAGTCTTTGCGTCCAGAACGCAGAAGCGCCGATACGACGGCGCGAGGGCCGAAGCTAACGCGTCTCAATACGCACTCGCCGATAGCAAGTGGCGCTGGAACCCCAAGGGCGCGCGGTCGGCGTCATGACAAGGCGATGCCGACACGGCAACGTCACTTGCCTTCGCTGCATTGAGTGGAGCTGGGTGAAGGGATTCATGTGGCGATGCAACTGGCCCGACGCGATCTCTATTTTCTATCCGAAAGCAAAAGCGTGAGTGCGGCTCTGAGCGCTCCGCTCTGGGCTCGTGGGCTGCGAGCTCGTGCTCTGCAGAAGATGCAGCACGAGAACCGTGCGGCGCGCGCGCCTTGCGCTCGTCGTCATCCTTCGACAGGCAGGCCGGCCGGTGTCGCTCATCACGATCCATCGGTGGTCGCGCGAGATGCAGGGGCAAGCCTACCTCTGGGCCCGCGCCTTCCTCGAAGGTCGCGAAGACGTTCCCCCGCCGCCGTTCGTCGCCGACCCAATGCCGCGCATGGTGCGACCGTGAATCCTTCTTCGTCACCGAAACGGAGCTCGATTCTTTCCACGGTTGGAGCGGCGATCGGCGTCGTGATGATTCTTCTTGCTGCCGCAGACGGCATCTTGCTTCTCGTCTGTCTCTTCCGGCGCCTACTCATTGACGTGCTGGCGCCGTGACTGTCACCGAAGACGAATGGTCTATCGCCTGCGCGAGGACCGTATCGGCCATGGCGTACACCGACCGTCTGCGTTTCTTCCTCCCCCGTCGTTCGTGGCGCGCGCTCCAAGTGTGGCGCGTCCAAGCAAGGAAGGCCTTCCACGATGAATGACCTCGATGAGATCTACACGCGCGAGTGGTACCGTTTTGACTTCGAAGGCCTACAGCCGGAGTTCGATCTTGTAGGCGATGCCATCGCGCGAGCATTCCCTGGCGTCGAGTATTCGGTCGATGCGGGTTGCGGTCCGGGCATGCTGGTACGCCGCCTCGCGCACCGGGGGCTTATGACGTGGGGCTTCGAGGGATCGACGCATGCTCTCGACTACGCAAGAGAGTTCGCTCCCGAGACCAATTGGTCGGCGCTCATCGCGCACGCCGACTTGCGTAGCCTTTCCACCCTGAATCATTTTCACAATGAGCACCGACGCCCGGAGCTCGTGATCTGCACCGAGGTCCTCGAGCACGTTGAAGTCCAACATGCCGAGCGCGTCGTACAGCTTCTCTGTTCGCCGATGGCCCCGGTTGTCGTGACCGCTGCCCCCCCTGGCCAGGACGGCCATCATCACGTGAACTGCCAACCGCCCGCGTATTGGATCTCGCTCTTTGAAGCGCAAGGAGCCTTCTACGACGGCGATCTAACGAATGAGATGGCGCGCCGATGGTCTGGGCTCAAGCGCCTTTCGCACATGGTCCGCAACGTCATGGTGTTCCGATGAGCTGGGAGCAGGTCCCCGGCTGGCACGACTGGGGGTGGCTGCTCGATGAGGTCGTGCGCACTGCGCCGAAGGAAGCGATCCTCGTAGAGATCGGCGTTGCGTTCGGCAAGTCGCTCGCGCATCTCATCGTTCTCGCGGCGGCGCGGCCCGATCTGCGCATCTTCGGCGTCGATCCGTGGCTTCCCCAAGACTGGGTAGAGCGCGACTGCGGGCCGTACATGACGGCGCCTGGTGGGTTTTTCGGGAACTTTCTTGATCAAATCCGGACGCATTGCCCCGAAGTCCTCGAGCGGGCGAACGTCCTACGTGCGACGTCCGAACGCGCGGCGCGCATGTTTTCGCACGAGGAGTGCCACTTCGTATACCTCGATGGCGACCACTCCGAAGAGGCCGTGAGGGCCGATATAGCCGCGTGGCTTCCGAAGATTGCGCCGGGAGGAATGATCGCCGGGCACGACTTCGGGGGAGACCATACCGGCGTCGAGCCCGCGGTGCGCGCGGCCTTCGGGACGAGGTTCGTAACTCGCGGTTCAACCTGGATGGTGCGGCCGTGAGGTGGATTGACGATCACTGGCTGGACCTCGCCTTCGCTTGTTTCATCGTCGTGCAGGTGTGCGGGCTCCTAAGCCAGATCCTGCATGCCTGTTTCCCTTCACTCCAAGGAGCTCCCCCCCCATGACGTTCTCTCTCTCGATTTCGCATACTCCGTGGCGGCCTGACCGCGTGGTCGCTCTTCGCGAGATGATGATGGTGCTCACGCCGTTGGCGCACGGCATCCCGTTCTTCCTGAACGACGTTGACTATCGCGGCAAGGATTGGCAGCAAGCGAAAGTGACATGGGCGCTCGACCAATGGCGATGGCATCTCTCCACGTCCGCGACGCATCACGTGCTCATGACGGACGACTTGGCGATCGCGCCGGGCTTTTGGATGGCCCTCGACGCGATGGTGACCGCATGCCCGAACGGAGCGATCGGTCTTCTATCGAATCACCCCGCGGGACCTCGGCTCGTGGCGGAGGGCTATCGCTGGTACCGCTGCGGATGTTGGATCGTCGGGCCTGCCTACGTCGTTCCACGTGAAACGCTCGATGGCTTCGTGAAGTGGTACGAGGCGCTTCCCGACGGCCCGCACAATCAAGAAGGCACGAAGGCGTACCGCAACGACGACTCAAGCTTGAACGAATTTCTGTCGCAGACGCGTCGGAACTCGTATCACCCCCTTCCCACGATCGTGGAACATCGTGGCGATCTACCGAGCACCGTCGGCCACGGAGACAAGTACTCACGTGAGCGCCTGAGCTGGCGGCAGGTGCAGAAGACCTACGACGACCCCGCCGAACCTAAGGGCTTTGCTTGGAAGGCAATGGCGGTGGCCTTCGATCTTGTGGCGATGGCGAGGCCGAACTATTGGCGCGAGAAAGGTGGCCCCGAAGAGGCACCGTTGCTTAGCGTTGGCAATCCGGAGGACGCATGAACAAGCTCAATGACGATCGCGACCGAGCGGAGTGGTTGCAATGTCTCCAGGCCGCTGCCGTATTGGAAGGTCGCATCCCTTCGCAGGAAGGGCTCGTCACTGGACAAGACGTCGAGCTCGCGTGCACGACTACGGATTGGCTCTTTGAGGAGTTTCGAAGGCGGTGCGCGTGATGCGGGTGGCAGTAACCGGCGGCGCCGGCTTCGTGGGTAGCGCCATCGTCCGCTCGCTTCTCGCGGCTGGCCATCACGTCCTCGTCGTCGACGATCTCTCGACCGGCAAGGTTGGAAACATCGAAGGGCTCGCGTGCGACTTTCACCACGTGGACGCCGGAAGCGCGCTGTATTCGAGCTGCGAAGCTGTCGTCCACGCCGCGGCCTATCCCGACGTCTCGCAGAACTGGAAGCATCCACGTGAGAGAGCGCGTCAGTGGCAGAGCAATGCGGAGCTCACCCGCCGTGTCCTCGAGCGCGAGATTCCGCTTGGCTGCCGCTTCGTGCTGCTCTCCACCTGTTCGGTCTACGGCGGCGGCCGTGTCGACGAGAGCGCCATCCCACGGGCGACCTCGCCTTACGCCGCCTCGAAGATCGCGGCCGAAGCTCTCGTCTCCGCATATACCGAGGCGGGGCGAATCGACGGCGTGACGCTACGCCTCGTGAACGTCGTGGGCCCACGCTATGGCCACGGGCACATCGCGGACTTCGTGCGAATGGCGCGCGAGGGGCATGTGCACGCCCTGGACGACGGGCGCAAAGCGAAGAGCTTCGTGCACGCGGACGACGTCGCCGCCTGCGTCCGCGACTGCATCGAGTCCCCCCAGTGCGGCCCGACTGGCCGTATCGGCAACGTGTCAAGCGCCGTGTGTTGGAGCTGGCGCGACACTGTCGGCGTCATGCGTTCGATGCGCCCCGATCTAGCCTTTGAGCTCACGCACGAGCAGAGGCGTTCGGGGTGGATTGGCGACCCTGACGAACTGGTCGTCAGCTCGCATGTCTTCGATGAGCAGTCGACAAGCGTTGCGGTCGGTGTTGGGCAAGCGCTCGAGTCTCTCGGGTGGATGAAGTGATCACGATCGCCCTGGCGGTGCCTCATGCCGCCTGGATTCCCGAGCGTGTAGCGAGCATGACGCGGCTCCGATGGCAGCTCGGGATCGGCGAGAACGTCGATGAGCTGCCGGAGGGCTTGGCTCACTACCGAGCCTTCACGGAGCGCGAGGCGAATCACGAGTGGAGCGAGAGGCTGTGGACCTGGCTCGCCACTGGCGACCAGACGCATTGCCTACAGCTCCAAGACGACTGCCTTGTTCCCCCGAATTTCTGGGCCGCGCTGAGCGCGCTCCTCGCCGCGTTCCCTCGCCAGGTCATTTGCTTCCAGTCGGTGCATGTCGCGGCCCGAGCTCTGGCGGAAGAAGGAGAGCGTGGGTACACGACGAGCGAGCACTTGATTGGCGTCGCTTATTGCCTCCCGCGCGAGCTCCTCGTCGAGTTCCTCGGGTGGCGGCGAACGAAGCTCAAGCCAGGGGCTATCGAGGCCATCTCGGAGGATACGCTCATGGCTGCGTGGTGCCTTGCGACCGGTCACCGCGTCTTCCACCCGATCCCAACGATCGTCAAGCACGACGTCTCCAAGGCGAGTACGTACGGCAACGACGACCACGAGGCGCGCGTCTCGCCTGTGCCATGGGATGTCGAGGGCGCTCCGTGGACGCTCACCGACTTGGAGCGCGAGGAGTTTTGGCGCCAATGACCATACGTCACCTCGGCCTAGGATATCGCGGCGGCAACGTCGCTGCCGTCTGCCGGCAATGGGTCGAAGGCTTCGGTGATGCGGAGTTCCGTCGCGCCATGGCCGACAACGGAACGCGCGAACTTCGCCGTCTCTCGTATTCGCAGCGAGGTCGAGCGGACTACGAGACGAGGGCGCGGATCCTCGTATGCACCCCGACCCATGGCGGAGTGCATCCTCACCACGCAAAGAGCCTGCTCGAACTCTACATGCGCTTGGAGGTTGAGGCCGTCCACGGCTTTGAGCTTCTCGCCTCATGGCAGTGGGCGGGAGACATCGTGCGCATCCGCTCTCGTTTCCTCCGGGCGGCGCTTGAGACCGACTGCACGCACGTCTTCTTTTTGGACTCGGACGTCGCATGCCGTTCCGATGTTGTCGTCGGGATGGTGAAGACGGGGCACCCGATCGTCTGCGTCCCATACCCCAAGCGTGAGGGGCTCAATTGGAAAGCGCTTGCGATTCCTGGCGCGGAGATCCCGCTCAAGGCGCGCGCCTATCGCTATTCGCTCGGCATGAAGCAAGGCGCTCTCGTTGTCGACGAGCACAACTGCGCGCCCATTGAATGGGGCCCGCTGGGCTGCACGCTCATCGCGCGTTCGGCCATCGAAAGAATGGTCGAGTACTACCGTGCGCCAGAACACGGCTTGCGATTCCTCGATCGCGTCGCGGGCGTGGACCATCCGACCGTGGCTCTCTTTCAGCTTCTCATCCGTGACGGCCTCTTGCTGAGTGAAGACCGGAGCTTCTTCCAACGCGCGGCCGATATCGACATTCCGATCCACGTCTATTTCGGCGAGGGCTCGCCCGCCGACCACTATGGCGACTACGCGTACGAGGGGCACCTTGGCGCATTTGGGTTGAAGCGCCTGCCTGCGTAGCGTCGGGGGATGTATCGAAGCCTCTTTCTGCTTCTCCTCGCGCTAGTCGCCTGCAAGGGGCAGCCCGCTCAGGTCTACCAGCCGCCTACGTCCTCGATCGTCGACCTCGCTTCGGAGGACGGCGGGACGCTGCGCGCAAAGATCACGTACGGCGCTGGCCGCTCGAACTGGAACGACTATGAGGACCTCGGCACCGACGCTTCGGGTGTGGTCAAAGCGACGCCGGGCGTTGTCGGCGGCCTGTACGCCCTCAACAACAACACCGCCACCCGGTATGTACAGCTCTTCGACTCCTCGAGCGCGCCAACAAACGGGGCAACGCCAAAGTTGCAATGGGCCATTCCCGCGGGCGGCGGCGGCGAAATCATTGTGGGGTCGGACTTCTTTAGCGACGAGGGCGTGGCATTCAATAGCGCGGGCATCGCGTGGGGCATTTCGACGACGAAGGGGACGTTCACCGCGGCAACACCTGGCGACCATGACTTCATGGCGGTGTGGCGATGAGTCGCCGGTGGCTCTCGCTAGCCGGCATCCTCGCCATCTCGGGCTTGACGCTCGGATCAGCGATCTACGCGCCTCCCCCCACGGGGCTTCCGCCTACCGGGCCATGCGGCGGTGACCTCTCCGGAACCGAGCCGAATTGCCTTGTGGCCAAGGTGTCGGGCTCCACGCCAATCGCCATCACGCCAAACGAATTGCAGTGGGTCACTGGCGCCACGGCTCCAAAGCTTGATCAAGCGTCGGAGTCCTCGGCGACGAAAGGCGCGGACTTCGAGATCGACCCTCAACAGTCGACGCATGCGACAGATCAGGGCGGCGGAAACGCGCTCCTTCGGTTTCAAGTACCAACAGGGGCAGGCGTTGAGTCCGGCCTAAATCTCGCTCGTGGCGCCACGACGATCGAGCATTTTGGATTCGTGCCGGGCGGGACCTACTCAGGCGCGTGGCTTGGGTCGCAAGCAAGCGCGCCCACTGCCGCAAACGTCTCGCTCTTTGGAGATACGGGCCTAGACACCATCGTCAATGCAACGGGAAACGTCTATTTCACGATCGGCGGACTTGCTGGCTCGATTGTTGGGCTTGTCGGTAGCAACTACTTCATTCCCAATACCACCAACGCTGTCACACTGGGTCAGGCCGCAAATCAGTGGTCGGACGTCGACTCTGTACTATTCAATGGGCGACTAGGTATTACTTCGAGTGGTGTGCAGTGGATAAGCTCCGCGACGGCGAGCCTCTCGCAAGCGGGCCAAACGAGCGACATCGCGACGAACGCGCTCTCGATTACGAGCCAAGCCGGTTTTTCCGGCGCCCTAACAACCCACAAGATCGGCGGTGACATTGTTATCATGTCGCCAGCGGCGTCCAATTCCGGGACGGTCACTGGCAAGGTCACCCTTGGCGCCGGCGGGACAAACTACGTATCGGTGGCGCCGCTCCAACTGACCCAAGGGAGCACCCAGGGATGTTTGTATTTTGCCAGCGCGATCGCGTCCCCGGGTTCGAATTACTCCTTCTGCTCGGACGGTTCCACGGTCAGCAATCTCAATGTGGCAACCGGCGGCTTCATCGGGTTCAAGGTAAATAATTCCTTGGTGGTCGACGTCACTTCGACACGACTGCAGCCTGCGGGAGATAACACGGTGGCCCTCGGCGTGGCCGGACAAGCCTTCTCCGATCTGGAGGTGTATACCGCGTCCTTCTCCGGCGCGATCAGTGGGGGCAATAACCTCCCGGTCCAGCTCAAAGCGACGAGCGGCGCCCTGTCGGTCGCGAGTCCGATCACGCTCTCAAACGCGCAGATCATGACGCCGCTGATCCAGCTTACCGGCGTCGCCGCGGCCAATACGATCACGGTGCCGAATACGGTTGGAGGGGGCTGGTGTTTCGACTTCACCGGCGTGACCATGGGCGCGAGTAGCGTGAAAGTCACGACCGGCTCAGGAACGACGGCGACCATCGTTGCCGCGGCCCTCGTCGGGGGCCTCGCATCGATTTGCTGTCACGTATATGCATCGAATTTCGTCTCGTGCGGGGGAGGATGACCATGCCCGGAACACCAATCACGCCAATCTCGAAGACGGTCACCCAATTTGCCATCACCGGAGTAACAGTCGATACCAACGCTCTCACCATGACGATTTTCGTCTCGCGACAGGACGCGGGAGGCAATCAATACGACACGCAAACTGTCATCGTTAGCGCTGCCCAGTTCGACGCCGCGTGGACGGGGCACATTGCGGGGACGATCGTTGCGCTCGCCGCTGCATCGCCCAAAGTCACAACGTGAGCCTCCTGCAGCTCGTCGACGGCCTCGATCTCGGCACGACTCGGCATTACAAGCCCGGCCAGGGCGAGCGTTATCCAGTTAGCGCCTACCTCGATGGCGTGCTCGACGACACCACGACGCCCGTTCTGACCGTCCACGGGCCAGACGGCGCGACGTCCACACCTGCCGTGGTGCACGACTCCCAGGGGCAGTACCACGCGGACTACGCGTTACCGGCGGCGGCGACGGATGGCGTCTGGATCGCGCGGTGGAGCGCTACGGGTGGCACCCCAAGCGCCGACGCCTGTATCGAACGGCGCTTCATCGTTGATGCCCTCGACTTCTGAGTCGTCGATAAGCAGGCCGATCAAAAGGTCTGCCATCCACATGGCGCCGTCGTACGCAAGAAGAAGGCACGCGCGCGCGACGTCGCAAGGCGTCACCATAGCTGCAGTCCAAACGCAGCCGCCATGCAGCGCCGGTGTAGCGCGAGATTGCTCACGCCGCCGGGCGAGAAGTATTCGACGATGAGCCCTTGGTCTCCGTCCGCAATGCGCCCGTCGCACTGCATGCAGTGCAAACTTGTTGGCGTCGCCGCATGGCGTTCCGCATCGCAGATAGGTGCGCCCCACGACTCTCCGAACCACCTCATAGAGATTTCTTCTTTCTCTTTTCTCTTCGAGGCGCGGACGGGATTCGAACCCGCCTTGTGCCGGTTTTGCAAACCGGTGCCTAACCGCTTGGCTACCGCGCCCTCGGTCGAGTCGGCGCCAGCCCGGGCCGCGCCGATGACGAATTGGGAACGACGATGCGCGAAGGTTCGGGAATGCGAGGAAGACTCTTCGCGTAATCCGCATCCTCGCCTTTCCACCCGAGCTGCCGGACCGTCTTCGTTGCGATGAGGAGGATCCTGCCGTCGGGGCCAGGCATAGCGAGCGCCTGGAATCCCCCGTGGTACGCGAAAAGTGTGTCGGGGCCGGGTTGCATGCCGCGAGACTACTCCGGATAGTCGCGGCGTCGTACTTCGCTCTCGACGAAGAGCTGAACTCCGGTCGCGACACCAGCAAGGAATATGACTGCGCAATATCGCTGGTCGGGAGTCTCCGCTTTCTTGACGGCGGAAACGGCTTGGCCGAGTCGGTCTAGAACTTCCAAGAGAATCTCGGCGTCTGTCACCCCCGACGCTCCCAAAGCTGACGGGCAAGGGCCTCCACCTCATTGCGCACATATTCGACGTCGCGGTACACCAGGCCGCGATCGGAACGCATATACATTGGCGTCATTCCAGGAACGCAATCTAGGTAATGAGCGCAATCGAACCCAAGCCACCAAACGTCGTCCGGTTCGCCTGGGCTCGGAACATGGCATACGGGTCCCTGGCAAGCATCCCCGTACGTCAAGCCGCCATGAACCTCGATGCTCGGGACATCCTCGTAGCCGATTCCGTGGCAAGGGTGACCCGGAGGCAATCCCGCGTACCCGCAGAGTGCCCCAAGCTGGCCCCGAACGATGAGTCCCGGGTAGCCGACGCCTGTCCGCCACTCAAGGCGGTCCGGTTCTTCGTCCCAGGGGCCGGGCGCCCAATTTAGCCGATTGATCACATGCTCGACGGGCCCGCTCATGGGAATAACGATAGCGTGCTTCCGAGGCTCTTCGCCCGGTCGTCTTGCAAGAGGGAGATCGCTTCGCGATAGCCGAGCTCCCGTGCCGCGCCGAGCAGAAGCAGGGCGAGGCGCTCTCTTGATGGCTCGGGAGCGCTGCCGTTATGGGCCGCGCCGTTCGATCGCTCGCTCGCGGGCGGCATCGCCATCACGGGAGCGCCATTCGGCAGCGGCTTGCCCTTGTTTCTCTTGGCTCGTCGCAATTTCGAGCGGACTCCCCAGACGACGCCACGGGCGATTGTGAGGCCCTCCTTCTTCGCGAGCTCGATCACTGTATCGACGGGCATAGAGGCCGGCTTTGAAAGCACGAACTCCTTTTTCGTCATGCCGGCGACGACAGGCTTCGCCGGCTTGCTCTGCTTCTTGTTGGCGCGGACTTTCATTGCGTAGCGCTCGCTGTGCACGTCACGAGAATTGATCGCGAGTCCTGCTTCTTTGCCTTGAGCGACCACTTCCTCAACAGAAAGAAGCGTCGGCTTCGAGCGGACAAATTCCGCCTTCGACATCATGGGTGCGTCGGTCATTGGTCCGTGTTCTCCCCGCGTTCGTCTTGAACGCGGGGCGTAGGATGTGACCAATCTTGGCCTGACGTCAATACTCTTGTAGTAGAATGAGCCGCATGCCCACGGAAGACCCCAAGGACGCCTCGCATTTCACCCTCGAACTCGTCCGCGACGAGGAGCGCATCGAACTGCCCGAGACGGGCTTCTATGTCCGCGCCAGGACTCCAAACGGTCACGGCGCGGTAGACATTGCGCACCTGACGCGCGAGTCGCTGTATGGGTGGCTCGTCACGGGGGGCAACATGCGGATGCTTCGGATCACGATGGCACTTCTAGGCCACACGACGGACGGCTTTCCGGCCATCCTCAAGACAGGTGATGCGCTCAATGACGATGACTTGCCGGCCTACGTGCACGATTGCGTGAAGTGCGTCTTTCTTGGGAGCTTCGCTCCTGAGGGGGAACGCTTGCATGACCTCTACTTCTGCGCGCGCGGAAGCCTTGCAGCGTGCCCGCGCACGCCTCTTGTGTCGATGAAATCCACTGCCGAAGCCATAGCAGAGGTCTTCCTCGAGAAAGTCCCGGCTGCCAATGAGCCGGAGAGAAGGCGCATCGCGCTTTTCGTCGCGAACATGCTCGGGCATCGCATTGCCAAGCTTGAGGAAAGCCCCGACGGTTGGCGAGGCAGCTGTGCTGTCTGCGGGAGGGGCGTGCTAGTGCCGACGCAGGAATCTACAGTTGTTGGAGAAGCATTGGAGGAATTTTCCAAAAGGCAGCAACGCTCAGGATGAACGGGCGCTTCGAGGGCGAGAATGGGAATCGCTTCGCCGCCGCGTGCGAGACGCGCATGGTGGAATACGACTCCGGCAATCCCGCCGATGCGCTCGCGTGGCTCGCCGATCTCGCAAGGCGAAAGCCCGAGCTCACACGGCGCACCGCCTTCGAGGTCATAGGGACGATCCACTGGCTTGAGAGGCGCAAGCACCTGGCGAGCGACGACCACAATGGCGTGGTGTGGACCGCCCGCATCGGCAATGCCTTGGTAGGCCTGCGCTTCGACCTGGAGAAAAGTGATGTGCGGCGAGAGCTCTTTCGCCAGCTGCCCCAAGCCGCAATCGTCTCGCTCCCGAACGATGTCTACGAGCAGGTCGTTAGCGACATTTTGCACTCGCCGAAGGGCAACTGAGCGTGTCGACCTTTTGGCTGTCCTTCTGCGACGCGGATCGCCCCGAAGGTTCGCAATTCCTTGGCGCATGCTTCGTCCAAGGCGAACACATTGGCGAGGCAATCCGCAACGCGTGGAAGCTTGGATGCAATCCGGGGGGCGAAGTCGCGTTTCATCCGGTGCCCTCCGTTTGTGAAGAACTAATCCGACCTGAGTGGCGCGACCGACTCTTGAGCCGCGCCGAATGCGAAGACATAGACCGCGCGCTCGACGCGGCATTGGGGAGCTGACATGGAATTTAGGGATGGGCGGTACTGCCTCGCAGTCTTTTTCATCTACGGCAAAGAGCATCGGGACTGGATGGCATCAATATGGCGGGACGAGGAGGGGCCGTGGTGCATCGAGTATCGCTTCCGCTATTACGCCGAAGACGATGGGAAGCGAGACTCGTTCGATGGGAGAGACCGCAAGAGCTGGTACGACCTCAAGGTGCCGCGTGAAGAGCCGGAAGCGGAGCTCATTCGCAAGATAACGCTCGTCGCCGAGGAGCTCGTGCGAGGCGGCTACAACGATCGATACGACCTTGTGATGATTCGAAGCGACCGAGGTGTTGACGGTATCAAGGCCATCGCTGCGCGCCCGTGGGCTCATGTGAAAGAGCTCGTTCACAAGGGAAACGCGTGAGCGTAGCGGTGGTATGATGCCGTCATGGCGCAGCCCTCACCGACGTTATCGTTGCCACGCGAGCAAGCAGACGCCGCGACGCTCCGGCGCCTGGCTGTCGCCCACTCGGTCGACCCACGATCGATCATGCGGGAGCTCCGGGCCCCGGGCTCCGTACGTGGGATGGCCGGGCATCGTGCGCGCGCGGCGGTCGCTGATCTGCTCACCGGCGGTGATGCGCGATAAGCCGCGGCTGGCTCTCACGGCTGCGTGTTTGCACGAATTGGGTTGACGCGTCACGGGGCATGGGCTTGCAATCTCGCTAGGGGGCGGTTGTCGATGGCGTGCGGTGCCCTGCGGGCTATTGGCTCCGCCCCCCCTCAAACAGTGCAGGGGGCTTTTCAGTCCTTCGGGAGACGTTTCTAACTCACGCGATCCCCCGGGCGGTTTTGGGTTGAGCGGCGCGCGGCCGTAGCCTGAGCGGCGGTGGACTCCGAAGGAATGCGGCTACTTGCCGCGCTTTGCAGTGACGGGCGCGGCCGAGCGGTCTCCCGGAAGACAGGGATCAGCCAAGCAACGCTGCGCGGTCTGCTTACCGGCTCGGTGCCCAAGGAGAGAGCGCGAGCGGCGCTCTGGGAGCACTGCGAGATTCCCCTTGCCGCGTGGGACGCGCCCCTGGCGCCAGGTGACGGCGTCGTGACCGCTCACTTTCGCGGGATGCCCCCTCCTGCGATGGCGGCCCCAAAAGAGGAAGCCGTCGCCGCTGACGACGAAGCCGACCTCTCCGCGCTCGGGCAGATTCGAGAGACGCTGAGCGAGCTCCGCAAGGACCGCGACCGTGTGAGGCTCGACCCGAACGCCACCCCCCGCGACCGGGCCGCCATCGCCAACGCTCTTGCGTCGGCCACACGGCTCCTTGCCAAGGTCGACGGCGCGGGCTCTCTCACCATGTCGCAGATTCTTCGCTCGGAACATTGGGTCAAGCTTCGGGATGGCGTTCTCGGCGTGCTGTCCGCCCATCCGGCGGCGCTGTCCGACGTGAGCGACTTCCTCCGAAGCATGGCCGAATGAAGCACCGCCTCACTCGCGCTCGCACCCTCTATGCGGACATGTACTCCGCGGCGACGCGCGTTCTCGCCGCGGTGCTCGCTGGGCAATACCCGCTGACGCAATACCAGACGGACCCCGTTCGGTACGTGCGCGAGAGATTGCGCGTCAAGGTGATGATGCCTCACCAGGCGGCGATCCTTGTGGCGCTAGCGCGTGGGGTGGCCGGCCTGGCGCATCCGAGGGTTGCAGTGCGGAGTGGTCAAAAGAGCGGGAAAACAGCCGTGGCGGTATGGGCGGCCCTATGGTTCTACGAGTGCTTCCCCGGCGCCCAAGTGCTCATGAGCGCTGCGATCGAAGCGCAGACACGCAACGTCCTCTGGAAGGAGCTCGGCGACACCCTTCGGCGGGCGCGTCTCGGCGGCGGCCACATTGACGGCGACCTGTCCCGCTCGCCCGCGACGGGGCTTCTCAGCTCGGACGGTTCGAGGTCGATCAAGGGCGTAAGCGGTCGAGATATCGAGGCGCTAGCCGGCGTGTCCGGGCGCCAGTTGATGATCATCGACGAAGCCTCTCACTTGCCCGAGAGCAAGGCCCAGGTCTTCGCCGGAAATCAAATGGGGGGCGGCGGGGCGCAGTTCATGATCTCGAACCCTACGGCGAACTCGGGCCCCTTCTACGACGCCTTCCACGTGATGTCCCAATGGTGGCAGACGTTCCACGTCGACTGCGAAGCTGTCGCCGACTGGCAAGTCGCCAATGACGTCCGGATTCCCTTCACCACCTCGCGCGAGAAGATCGAAGAGGCGCGCGCCATGTACGGCGAGGATTCGCCGTTTTGGTCGTGGCGAATCAAGGGGAACTTCCTCCGCAACGAGACGGGCCGGGCCATGCCCATGGTACGCATCGAAGCGGCGATCGCTCGGTGGGCGGAAGCGGAAGCGGATGGGGAGCTCACGATCGGGTGGGACATCGCCGGTGACGGGATCGACGCCGATGAAAACGCGTGGGCGATCCGACGGGGGCGCAAGTGCATTGCGGTCTATCGCCGGCGCGCTCTTTCGGAAGAGGCGGCGCTCGCCGAGACGTACGGACTTCTGCAGATGTATCGCCGGGATGGTGAGGTCCCTCGCGTCATGGTGGACGCGGAAGGCCCGATCGGCAGCGCGTACTACGGGCGCCTCCGGGGCGAGGCCGAGCATCGCCAGCAACACTCGCCGGGCTCGCTCTTCGAGGTCTACGGCATACGCGCCTCCTCGCGGTTCGTGCGCGACAAGACGAAGTTTGATCGCGTGCGCGATGAGCTGATTTGGACGCTCTCGCAATGGCTCATTGATGGGGCGATCCCCAACGATTCGAAGCTTCAATCCGAGCTGTACGAACCCAAGTGGGAGCCGAACTCCAACAACAAGCTTGTTGCCACGCCGAAACACCTAATCCGCGAGAAGCTCGGTCGCTCGCCGGACTCGCTCGATGCGCTCGCTCTTTCGGTCCGTGGCCCCACGATCATTCTCGAAGAAGCCAGCGCGCCACCCCAGCAAACGGCGATCGACGTCTATCAAATGCCCGCCGAGCAAGCCTTCGACCCTTACGCGTCGATCGATTGGGCCAGGGGCTAGATATGCACCGTGTGTCCGGCGAAGAGATACACGAGCCAGAAGAGGCCGCAGAAGAAGGCGAGCCGTCCGATTTCGGACACCTTGCCGTTTGCGCTCAACGCGTAAACAAGAGCGCCAAGCATGGCCACGACGAACGGTACGAGAGCTTCGGCGACATTCATGCGGGGCAGCCTACCGCAGACGGAAAGGTGGATACTCCTTCTCGTAGATGCGGGCCATGCGCTTTTCGAAACGAAACAAGAACGCGGGGTCAAGGCGAGCGCCGCGCTGGTCTGGGAATGCGAGAAGGCGTCGTAACTCTTTCGCGAGAGTCCTCGCTAGTTGCCGCTCGATCACTGCTCGACCTCGTCCGGAAGTTTGATGCCCAGTTTGCGCGCGGCTTCGACAACCGCCTCACGGCTATTGGCTCCGCCGTCGCCCTTGAGCACCGCGGCGACTGTCCTCGAATCGCGATGCGCCTCGGCTGCGATTCGTAAAATCTCCGCATTCTTGAGGCGAGGGCGCTGCAACATTGAGCAAGTCTGCCGCACGCTTGGGAAAAGGTCTAGGCGCGCTCGCGAGTAAGAGGAGTTCTCTCGTATTGCGTAGCGTGTGGCGTTCTCGGACCTCGTCGCGGCTTTGCTTGGCGTCTCCGCCTATGCGCCGCGTAAAGGCTATGGCCCAGAGATAGACGATCGGTCCGTAGAGCGGATACGCGAGACACTCGGCGGCAACCTCGCACTACAGCCGACAACGCAAATCCGCTGGTACCTGGCGGAGCTCGAGTCCGCGCAGTTCCAGGCCGACGCGGGGGACATGATGCCCGCCGCTCAGCTCTGGCGAGCCATGCGCCGCGACGGCGTGATTACCGGGTTGATGGGGACGCTCACGTCAGGGCTCGTCCGCCTTCCGAAGAAGTTCTACGGCTCGGCCGAGACCGTATCGGCGCTGAAAGCGCGCAACGGCTCGAGGTCGGTATTCGACGACATGTGCCCGCCGAGCGAGCTCGCACTCTTGGCGGCCGACGGCAAGGCCCTCGGTGTCGCCGTCGCCGAACTCGTGCCCGTCGCTGGGCGTGACTTCCCCGTGCTCGTGCGCCTCGAGCCCGAGTTCTTGCGATATCGGTGGATCGAAAATCGTTGGTACTACAACAGTGTCGCGGGGCTCTTGCCGATCGAGCCGGGCGACGGTCGGTGGGTATTGCACACCCCGGGCGGGCGCATTGCTCCTTGGCTCGCTGGGCTTTGGCCAGCTCTCGGTCGGAGCTTCATCAACAAGGAACACGCGCTCCTTCATCGCTCGAACTACTCAGCGAAGCTCGCGAACCCCGCCCGCGTTGCCTACGCGCCGCAAGGGGCCGACGAGAAGGAGCGCGATCGCTTTTTCAAGCGCCTCATGGCTTGGGGCATCAATACCGTCTTCGCGCTCCCTCCGGGATGGGAGGTCAAGCTTCTCGAGTCGAAGGGCGAAGGCACGAAGATCTTCCAAGAGGAGATCGACACCTGCGACCGCGAGATCGCCATCTCGATCGCCGGTCAGGTGGTCACCGTGGATGGGGGCGCCGGCTTCCAGAACTCGGACATCCACCGCACGATCCGATCGGACATCGTCAAGGACGTGGCCGACCAACTTGCCTACACGGTAAATACTCAAGTTGTCCCGCCCTATGTGGGCAAGCGGTGGGGCTCGTCGGCCATCGCCGAGGCCGCGTGCCTCGAATGGGATATTTCGCGTCCCAAAGACCTCAAGGCCGAGGCGGAGTCACTCGGTAGCGCGGCGGAAGCCATCGACAGCCTGCGAGATGTTCTCGCGAAGTACGGGAGGGAGCTCGACGTCGACGAGCTCACTACGCGGTTTGCGATCCCAATCAAGAATGACATCGACGGCGACGGTGTGCCCGATGCGTCCGGCGAGGCCTCACCGGAGGGCGCGGTGCTCCAATGACGCTCGTTCGCGTTCATTCGACGGCGCTGCTCGCTGGCAATGATGGCGTCGAGCGCGCGCCGTCCGGCGAACCGATTGCCTTTCGAATCTGGAAGGCAGGCGCCAATCCGACCGACAAGGGCGTCCACATTCTCACAGAGAACGCGGCGCAGCGTCTCTTGGCCGAACAGGCCATTCGGGGAAACCTCTACTCGATCGATATCGATCATCTTTCGCTGAACGAAAAGGCGCCGCCCGAAAGCCACAAGGCGGCGGGGTTCTTTTCGATTGAGGGCCGACCCTCGGCCGAAGGCACGGAGATTTGGGCCACGACGGTCCAATGGGTCGACTGGGTACGCGCGGGGCTGCAAAAGAGCCCGCCAGAGTGGCGTTACCACTCGCCCGCCTACGACACGAAAAAGAGCACCGGCGAAATCATGTCGCTGCTCAATATCGCTCTCACCAATAACCCGGCCACGTGGTCCGTCACGCAATTAGCCATTCGGGAGAAAGCAATCATGAATTACTCGGCAATCGCCGCGGCGCTCTTTGGCGACGACGACGACGCAAAGAAAGAGGCTCGCTCCGCGATCGCCAAGATGAGCGAGTCCGAAACGAAGGCGTGGAAGGCAGTTCAAAAGGCGGCCTTCGACATGGGCGACGACAAGAAGGACGAGCCCAAGAAGGAAGAGGCGAAGGCGTCTGAGGGCGACGACAAGAAGGACGAGCCCAAGAAAGAGGAGACCACCAAAGCGGCCGAGGACGCGCCTGACGAAGAGGCGGCGAAGGCCGCTATCGCGGCGACACGCGAGCTCGCTCAGACGGTGGCAGCCCAAGGCAAGGAAATCGAGACCTTCAAGAAGGAGCGAGAGGCCAGCGAGCGCGCCTCCGTCCTTGCGACGCGCAGCGACCTCCCCAAGGAGCTCGTCGCGACCCTTTCGAAGATGCCACTCGCGATGATGCGCGAGACCATCGCGAGCATACCCGCGGCCGTCGTGGATCCGGCCGCAGCCGACAAGGTCACCGCAACGCGTGGCGCTCATGGTGACGCGAGCGCGTACGGCTCGCAGCGCACGGCCCGCTTGCCCCCCAAAGAGCACGAGGAGCTTCGCGAGCGGATGACTGGCGAAGGGCGAGCTCGAACGATCGGGTGGGACCCCGAACACAAGAGCGACCTCGTGTTCCCTCAGATCGACAAGTTCGAGGCGCGTCGGATTCTCGCCGCGCGCGCCGCGACTGGACGTGACGGCCCGGCCGTGAACCCGGCGACGAAAGGTGGTGCTCGATGACTGCTCTCGCAGCGGAATTGATGGTGACGTTCGAAAAGTGGACGCGTCACCAATTGCCCTTGTCGGCCGCGAAGAAGGCATACAAGGGAGGCCTCGCGATGGGGCGCCCGAGCACGGCCTCCGTCGTTCCGGCGACCACCGGCGCGGGCGCCGCGGGCGCCAATGACATCGTTCTGGGCATCTTCGCCGAGACGATCGACAACACCGCAAACACCGCGACGACGGCTCTCGTCAACGTCGACTTTTTGAACGAGCGCACGATCCTATGGCGCGCGAACGACGGATCCATCACGTCCGCCAACCTCTTTAGCAAGTGCTACGCGGTCGACGATCAGACGGTATCCGCAACGAGCACCAATCGCGCGGAAGCAGGGACCATTCTCGCGGTCGACACCATTCTCGGCGTCGGCTTTGCCACCATCGGCTTGCCGTAATCGCGGGCGGCCCCGCACAAGAAAGGAAAAAGCAGTCATGCCCGCATTGACCCCGACGTTCCTCTTCGATTTCGAATCGGAGATGCAACGCATTACGGAAAACGAGTTCGCGCGGATGAGCGCGTCCGAAAATCTTTGGTGGCGCGAAGTCGCGCGCGTTCGTCCCACTGGCAAGAAACGCGAAATCCTCGCCTGGCTGCTCTCCACCGCGCAGATCCGCGACCAAGGCTTGGGTGGCAATATCAACTTCGACGATATGGCTGCGACGTTCCAGGAATACGACGTCCGCAACGCGGGCGAGGCCCTGAAGCTCGTTCGAGACCAGGTCGAGGACAACGACGGCAACGGCTTCGATTTCGCCGCCGAGTGGTCCTCGCAAATGGGCTCGCAAATGGCCTATTGGCCGCAGAAGAAGATCGCGAGCCTCATCATCAACGGTGCGCTGTCGACGTCGCTCGCCTACGACGGCGTGCAGTTCTTCGCCGACAACCTCGTGAATAGCGGCAATGGCCATCCGGTCAATCAATTCCGGACGGCGGCGGGGAAGTACTACAACTGGTTTCACGGCGCGGCGAACGGCATCTATCCGGGCGCTCTGCCGATCGACGAGTCGGTCACCGTAGACATCGCACTCAAGAACTTGCAGATTGCGATGGCGTACATCGCGGCGATCAAGATGCCGAATGGCGTCGACCCGCGGTTCTTGAAGCCGCGCCGCATCCTGCATGCGCCCCGCCTTACGGCTCGCGCACAGCAGCTCACCAATGCGCGTTACATCGCGCAAGCGGCGGGCGCAAGCGGCGGCGGCGGAGCCGATATCGAGGCAATCATCACGAATTGGGGTTTCACCCAACCTCTCGAGGCGCAAGAGTTCGCGGGCGTCACGCTCGGCGACGGCGCCTCGAGCGATCTGACCTGGTATCTCATCTGCGAGCAAATCAGCTCGACGCAGCTCGGCGGATTGGTCTACGTCGACCGCGAGCCCTTCCGGATCACCTACTACACGGGCCAGGGGGGCGGGACCGGCGTCGATGCGGTGCTCGATCGCGCTCGCGAGCTCGAGTGGCACACGCAAGGAAGAAACGTGGCGGGCTACGGCCACCCGTACGTCCTTTTCCGCTTCGATCCCACCTGAGGAAGTCGCCGCGCGATGTTCCCCTATCTCGATGTCCCCGGTTTCAAGCTGCGCAGCGAGTTCACGCTGCCAGAGGACATCGATTTGCTCGAATCCCGATATCCGGGGTTCATCGCGCAGCAGATTTCGGACTTCTCGAGCTACATCAACGCGCGCTGCCGAAAGCGGTACGGAAACGCTGGAAATCTCGGCAATAGCCTCCCTTTCGGCCAGCAGCCTCCCGCATTGCTCTCTTCGGGCACGAATCCCCCGGGCGTCGCTCTTATTGGGCGCCCGGTGCTCGGGAGCATGCTTATGCGACTGCAAATCCCGATTGGTGGCCCTGTCGGAGTGGCGCAGTTCCAGTGGTCTTCTGACGCGGGAAAGACCTTCTCCTCGAGCATTCCTACTGCGTACGTCGTCCCATTGGGAGCAACGGGCCTGAGCGCCACGTTTTCCGACGGAACGTACGGAACGGACAACATCTACGGCGCTTCGGAGCCGGTTCCGTCGATTGTGCTGCGCTGGCTCATCTCAGGCGTTGCATACGCCGTTTGGAATCGCCGCGGACGCAATCCGCAAGATCCCTTCGTGCAAGACCTCAAGGATCGCTATGCGGAGACGCTTGCCGATCTGAAGGAGGCGGCAGACTCGAAAGACGGCCTCTTCGACTTGCCGGTAAGCGAAGACCTCGACAGCGCCATCACGACGGCGGGGCCGCAGGTCTACACCGAGACCAGTCCCTACGCGTGGGCCGATCAAGAGCTCCGCACGGGGGTCCACGAAGACTCCCAAGGACGGGGGACTACGTGAGCTTCGAAGACATGACCGCATGCCTTCGCGAGCTCGCGGAGCTTCCTCGGCAATCGGCCCTGCTCGCGGCGCCGCTCGTTGAAGAGGCGCTCAAGAGGACCGCGGCCGCGGGCACGGATCCGCTGGGCAATCCGTGGATACCGAAGAAAGACGGGACGCCTCCCCTCACGAACGCTGCGGACGCAATCTCGGCCGCGGCGGTCGGGACCACGGTGCGCGCCACGCTCACCGGACCGACCGTCTTTCACCATTTCGGGGGCGGTCGAAACCCGCGGCGCCCCGTCCTGCCCGATCCCGGCACCATCCCGCCGGATGTTGCGGCAGCTCTCCACGCCGCCGCGTCGAAGGCCTTCGAAAAGGCGGTGGCCTAGATGCCTCGCGTTCGCTCTGGCCTCGGCGGCCTCGCGCGCGGAGTGCGCGCGTACTTCCTCGCAAACGATGTGACGGCGGAAGTCCGCCTCGGGTGGCATCCGCGCAACCGCCAAGACAACGCGGGGCCCGGGGGCGCCAATCGCGTGGTGCTCATTCCCGGCCTCGTCGATCCGACGTCGGGAGCTCCCAAGGTCTTGAAGGGCGGTCGTCTCGACCACGACGCCCCGATGAATTTTCACCTCGATGCGCAGATTCGCATGATGCCGCGCGCGTGGTGGCACGAGCTCGTGACCTGCTGCGTCTGGGCTGCGAACCCCGATCGTCCGACGGACGAAGAGGCCCAGATCGAATCCGTCGAGACGCTTCTCGAGCTCACGATTCAGGCGCTCACCGAGGCCGTTGATCCGGTCACCGGGTATGCGGCCGGCTTCGCGAACCTCGACGAGCTCGGCGACGTGTCGTGGACGCTGCCCCCCGGGGAAAACGCCTTCGGACGCGAGCTCTCGTTCGTCTTCGAATTTCTCGTGCCGCTTTACGACGCGGCCGTCGGCCTCGCCTACCCGCAACCCGCAATCGGCCGCAACCCCGCGGCGTGAGGTTTTGAATGTCTGTCCCCAGCATCACCATCAAGAAGGCGGATTTTCAAACGGGTACGGTCGCGCCGTCTCCCGTTGGAGTCCTTGCGATCATCGCTCCCGCGGGCGCCGGCGCGTTCAATACGCCGATTAGCTATGCGAGCGATGCCCAAGCCATGGCGGACTTTTCGCCTGGCCCCCTCGTCGAGGATGCGAGCTACGTCCTCAATAACGGCGGCGGATCTCCCGTCGTCTTGTGCCGACCGACAACGGCTACGGCCGCGGCATACGGAACGATCGACGTCTCGAAGCTCACGGGCTCGCTCGTGCCCACCGCGGGCTCTGGAGTCCCGAACGACCGCTACGACGTGATCATCACCTTCCCTATCGCTGGCACGGCAGGCGGTGCGGGGCTTACGTGGACGTATTCTCTCGACGGCGGCAACTCGACCAGCGGCCCGCAAGTCCTGCCGACGGGAGCGGGCCCAATCCTCATTGCGGTTCCGAACTTCCCAGCGGGCGGAAGCCCCGGCGTTTCCTTCTCGCTCACGGCCGGCACCGTGAACGCGGGCGACTACTTCCGCGTCATCACGTCTCCCGCCAAGATGACCGACACCGACCTTGCGACGTCGCTCGAGGCGATGCGCACGACGACGCTTCCTTGGGAGGGGGTGCTCATCGAAGAGGAAGCCGGAACGGCGACCACGGGCCTCGTCGACACCTGGCTCAGTGGCATTGAGAAGGTCGGCAAGTTCCGTTTCGCACTCTTGAACACGCGATTCAAGAATCAACTGCACCTCGGCAGCGGCACGGCCGAGACCGAGACCGCCTATGCGACGGCGATGACAACGCTCGCCTCGGCTTCGACGCCGACGATCCGTCTTTGCTTGGGGACGGACGGGGCGCTCGTACCCTCGACGCTCACCGGGCTTTTGCAGGCTCGCTATACGTCGCTCTTTCTCGCGGGGCGCGCGATGGCGATTCAGACCGGCGTCGATCCGGCCTTCATCGACCTCGGCCCGCTACCCGGCGCGCGCATCGTCGACAACAACAACGGCCCTCTCTTTCACAACGAAGAGCTTTCGCCCAATCTCGATCAGCTGCTTTTGACCGCGCTTCGTTCGGTCGCGAACGACTCCAAGGGCGCATTCATCAACAACGCGAACGTCTTTTCCACGGTTGGCAGCGACTACGTCTACCTCCAGCACATTCGCGTGATGAACCGCGCTTGTGAGATCGCGTTTGCGATCTTGCAGCGACAGCTCGGGCGCGGGATAGGCAAGAAGCGCCCGGATCCGGTGACCGGCGGCATCTACATCAAGGAGTCTGACGCCCTGGTGATTGAGGGGCTGGTCAACGCCCAGGTGAAGAGCCAGCTGCAAGGCCAGGTAGAAGACGTGCAGTTCCAACTCGCGCGCAACGACGACCTGAGCTCAAACGCGGGCGCGACGCTCAACGGAACGCTCGAAGTCGAAGCGCTCGCCTACGTCAAGGCAATCAAGGTCGTCGCGGCGTTCGTGAAGGCCATTTCTGTTTCGTCCGCATTGGCGGCGTAAAGGGAGGCAAATCGTGCCCGAAATTCTTCGCGTTGGCGGACTGCAATACAACTGGAATTCCACGGTGTCTCGAATCGATGGCGCCATGTGGCAGGGCCTTACGAGCGTCGACTGGGGCGAAAAGCTCGATGTCGAAACGGTGTATTCCCAAACTCAGAACGGCGTCCCCCTTGGCGATACGGGTGGCCAATATTCGATCGAGAGCTTCAACATCAAGATGCTTCGGGAGTACGCCGAGCAGCTCTTGGACTACCTCGCGAACGACGCTCCCGGCATCGGCGGCGAGCGCGGAGATTTCGGCACGTACGGTCAAACGAAGTTCCACTTCCAATTGACGGTTTCCGAGGACTCGCTCCCGAACGCGCGCCCGATCCATGTCGACGCCGTCCCCTGTCGGGTCATCAACGCGAAGCCGGCGCACGCCAAAGGCCCCGGCGCGCTCGAAATGGATCTGTCCCTTTGGTGCCAGCAAATCACGGTGAACGGGCGGACGATGTACGCCGCTTCGCCGTCCCTCCTGAGGTAATCGCCCATGACCCCGGAACGCAGAGCGGAAATCCAGGCCGCGCGCCAGGCGCGCGAAGCCGAGGCCGAAGCACGCGAACAGGCGCACGCCGACTTGCTCGAGGAGCTCGACGACCAGTTCTCACGGAAGCTCGGCATTCGTGGCGTCGATTGGGCGCTGATCAACGCGGACAACGATTGCAACGCGGGACCGATCGTCTTGAAGCTCGGCGATATCACCCAATACAAGGCCTGGCAGGCCAAGCCGGGCCAAGCCGTCGAGGACATGTTTGCGTACGTGGCTCCGAACGTCGTTTTTCCGGAAAAGACAGTCTTCAACGAGATCGCCAATAGGCGTCCCGAGCTCTTGAAACGCGCCGTGGTGGCGCAAAATCGCTTGTTTGGAGACTCGGAAGCGAACTTCCGGGGAAAAGTCTAAGGCGGTTCGAACGTGCCCAATGGTCCGCGGTGGAGGTCGCGGATGGCCTGCTCGCCCTGTTTCGTCCCGCCCACGAAGTACCGACAGAACGGCAAATGGTCGGAGCCCTCGAGCTCGCGCACGCCCTTCACTCGCTGCGACTTCATACCGGGATTGACTGACAGCCATGGCCGTAGATAAGACCGCCACCTTCGCGATCGATCTCCAGAGCAACGCCACGGCGGTTGCTACCAAGGAGAACGCTAGTCTTGAGGAGCTGCGCGCGGCGATCGAGGCGAGCAAAGAGTCTCTCAAGGGCATGTCCTCCTCCCTTCGCGCGCTCCGCGGTTCGAGCGACGAAGTCGCGAGCGCCAAGAAGCAGCTCACCGCGCAGATCGATGCGGAAAAGGGCGCCGTCAGCCAACTCAACCTCGCGATCCTCAAGCAAGGCACGACGTATGACCAGCTGACGGCCAAGATGAAGGCCGCTGGGCTTGAGGCCACGAAGCAGAAGGCGGCCGATGAGGCGGCGAAGAAGGCCAGGGAAGAGGCGGATAAAAAACTTCGGGACAGCACGAAGGCAGTCACCGATGGGATCAAGGCCGGGGGCGGCCCTCTGGCCGAGCTGACGAGCAAGTTCGACGCCTTCAAGGGCGTCGTGTCCGGCGGCGCGGGAGAGATGGCGCTCGCGAGTCTGGCAGCCGCGGGCCTTGTGGCCGGCATCGCGGCAGTCGGAGTGGCCGCGGGCGTCGCCGCGGAGAAGCTCAGCGAGTTCGTCCTTCAGGGCGCGAATCAACTGCGGGCGATGAACCTCGTTCGCGAGGCCTCGAGCGGGAGCGCGGAGAACGCCGCGGCACTCGGCACGCAGGTGGACGACCTTTCGCACAAGGTTGCGACGAGCAAGGAACGCTTGAACGAGCTTGGGGCGAGCATCGTCAAGAACCTCTCGGGCGGAATGTCGAAGGCCTCAGGCCAAGCGATCGAGGACACGTTCTACGCTGTCGGCCAAGCGTCGGCGGCCATGGGAGACCAGGCAGGCTCCGCGATTCAACAAGTGATCGAGGACGGAAAGCGCCTCGGCCGCATCTCGCTCGCGCCCGACCAGCTTCGTTCGGCCGGCCTGCAGTTCGGCGAAGTCGCGCAGTCGCTCTCCAAGAATCTTGGTATCGGTCTCGATGAGGCGAAGTCGGCTCTCTACAACGGCCGGGTGAGTCTCGACGCGGGCGCCAAGGCGATCCGAGACACCGTCGAGGCCCGCTTCGGAGACATCAACGCAAAGAAGCTTCTCGATCTCGACGTGCAAATGGCCAAGGTGAAAGAGCACCTCGTGGGGCTAACGAGCGGCGTGGCGCTAGAGCCCATCTTGAAAGGGCTCGACAAGGTCCTCAGTCTATTCGACGACACGACGGTCGCGGGCGAAGGTCTCAAGGCCATCTTCACGACGCTCGGCGATGCCCTCGACGCCATTTCGCCGGACGTCTTCGACGCGCTCAAGGTGGGCATTGAGTACGCCGTGCTTGCGGGGCTCGATCTGGCGCTCGGCCTGAAGACCATCAACGAGGACCTGAAAGGGTTCGGTTTCGATCAAGGGCTCTGGGGCGCCTTCAAGACGTCAATCGAAGTCGTAGGAGAGGCAGCGACGTACGCCCTGGGCCCGCTCGGCTCATTTCTCGTGGCAGCCAAGGCCACGGCCGGCCTATTCGGCGCAGGCCAGGACGCGGCGGGCAGCCTGGGTGATGGCCTTGCGGGGGGACTCAAGGGCCAACACCCGAAGGTGGAAAGCGCCGGCAAAGGGCTCGCCGACGCGCTCAAGCGAGCATTCACGCTGTCGCTTGGTATCCAAAGCCCCTCGACGGTGTTTGCCGAGTTCGGGCGCAATACCGGCGCCGGCTATGTCGAGGGGCTCGACGACAGCGCCCCTCAAGCGCAAGACGCCGCGGATCGCTTGGCGCCTTCTCGCCCCGCGGCGGCGGGCAGCGCCGGAGGAAGCGTTTCCGCTCCGATTTCGATTCAGCTGATTTTGAACCTACCCGAGAGCATGTCGAAAGAGAGCGCGACGAGCGTTGCCTCCGCCATGACCTCGCCGAGCATACTCGGCCAGCTGACGCGAGCACTTCGCGAGGCGCTTGTAACCCAAGGCATTCCGACGCAAGCGGTGCCCGCGCCATGACTTTCCCGTCGACCGATTCCCTCATCCTGGGCGGCGACCGGCTGCCGGGCGTGTGGCACCTCTTGCCCGGGGCAAAGGAATTCGGTTGGCAAGAACAGAAGGGCACGGGGCTGACGGGCGCGACCCTTCGGCCGATCGGCGACCCGCTCGTCACGTGCGAATTTCTCGTGCAGTTCTTCCGGGAGTCGGACTGGGACGACTTCCAGCCGTTCCGCGCGAAGTACTTCCGAAAGCCCGTGGTCACGCAGGGCACCAAAAGCAATTACGCCATTCCCATTCAGCATCCCGAGCTGCACGCAAACGGCATTGACGCCGTCGTTCTCGTGAAGGTCCCGTTCTTCACCAATACCGGCAAGGGAAATTGGGTTGGACATGTGCACTTCAAGCAATACCGCAAGCCGATCCCCGCACTGGAGTCTCCGCGCGCGAAGCTCCCGAGCGTCACGAAAAAGCCGCCCGTCGCCCAGACGGCATTGGAGCAAGAGATAGCGCAGAAGACTTCTCAGCTTCTCGGGGCTCGCGGACAATGAGCGGCGAGCTCGTTTTGCAGCCGGGCAACATCCGGGTTGTTACCGCGAGAGTGCTCCACCCGTATCGCGGGCTTTGGCTGCTCGACCTCGAGCTCGATCCGGACGTTCTGTCGAGCGCGCCTACCAGCGGCCCGGTGACGCTCACCATCAATTCGGACACGCCGATCACGCTCAAGGGAACGATCGATCCCCGCGGGTCGGGCGGATTCGTGGAGTTCTATCACCTGCGCGTCCTCGCTGGCGGTGCGGGGTGGGACCAAAGCGTCTTGCCTCGCGACTACCAGGCCGACGCGGGACTTACGACGCGTGACGTCTACACGACGACGGCTACCGAGGTCGGCGAAGTCGTCAACGTCCCGTCGCCATCGCCCGTGACGCACTTCGTCCGAACCGCGGGCCCCGCGAGCCGCGTGCTCGAGGGCGAACCCTCGTGGTACGTCGACACGAGCGGCATCACGCAAGTCGCCGCCCGCTCCGCCGTGCCGCTCGACGGCGTGACGCAGCTTCTTCGGTGGGATCCGACCGAGCAAGTGGCGGAGCTGACGGGCGACACGCTCATCGTGCCGGGCACAGTGATTTCCGATCCGCGCATTCCGTCCGGACCGGTCACGGTGCGCGATGTCGAGCAGACCTTCGACGCCTCCGGCTCGCACGCAATCGCATGGTGCGGGGTGCAACCTGTTTCCCAGCTAATGAACGATCTGCGCTCGGCCGTCGTCGAGCTCGCGGGGACGAAGTTTCTCGGCTCCTTTCTCTATCAGGTCGTCCGACAGAACGTGGACGGGCGGTTGCAGCTGCAGCCCGTCGATAAGGCACTCGGCCTTCCAGACGCCCTACCCGTGGACGCTTGGTCGGGCTTGTCGGGAGCGTCCGCGAAATTGAAGCTGGGAAGCTATGTGGAGCTCGGGTTTTTCGCGGGCGATCCGCGCGCGCCCTTCGTTCGAAGCTATCAGCCGGGCGTCTTGCCGCTCGAAGAGACGCTCGACGCGACGACGGCCGTGCATCTCGGGCCGAGCGCGGCATCGATCGATCTCGCCGGCGGCGCGGATTCACTTGTTCTGGCGACGCCGTACCAGGCGCTACTCGTCGCCCTCCACGCGTTTGCGACCGGTCTCAATCCGACGACGCTCGCCGGGCAATCCGCCACGCTGGCTGCAGCGCTCACGGCGCCCCCCATCAACGCGCCAGCGACGCAGAGAACGAAGGCCACATGACCCAATCCTTGCCGAGCACCTATCAGGAGGCCCGCTGGGCGGACGACATGGATCCGAACGGAGCCGAGACAGACTCCGATCTCGAGAGCCTCATTCAAGACGTTTTCCACATTCTGTCTGAAGTACTGGGCTCGAACCTCGCCGACCCTGACGACGGGGTCGGCCTTGGCGATTCCCTGTCGGGAACGAGTGATGCTCTCCTCGCAAAGGCCGCGCTCGTCGATGCGCAGCTCGGCAACGTCACTCGGATCACCGGCTCGCAGACGACCATCGGGCAGCAAGCCGAGGGCTCGTGGCTCGTTACGGTGCAAGTGGTCGCGTCGGGTAGCGTCGTGCCCCTCAACTTCGTGATTGGCCCGAACGGCCTGACGGGGCCCCAATGAGCAACCCCTTTCCGAACCCGCCCGTAGATGTCGCGATTCTCATTCAGCCCTCGACGCCGGAGGCCGTGCGACAGGTCCTCATCGATTCGCTCGTCACGCTCAAGATCAGAGCGGATCTCTGGCCGACGCAAGGCTCCTTCTATGCCGTGCTGACGGTCGTCGCGAACGTGATTTCTGCCGGCATCAACGAGCGGACGCTTGCTACCAAAGGCGGATGGCTCGGCACTGCGCTCGGAGGTTGGCTCACCTGGCTTGCGCTGTACATGTACGGCGTCCTGCGGACGGCCGCGACGTTTGCGACGGGAACACTGACGCTCACGAATGCGCTCGGAGGCACCTTCTCCTTCGCTCCCTTCACGGCGACCTTTCAGAATTCGACGACGAAGGCCACGTTCACCAATACCGAGGCCATCTCTCTCGGCCCCGGGCCCAACACGAGCCAGACGTTCGGCATTCAGGCGACGGCGGTAGGAAGCGCAAGCAACAGTGCGCCCGGCACGATCGACACGCTCGTTACGACGATGCTCGGCGTCACGTGTTCGAACGCGGGCCCCGTCCTCGGCATCGACGAGCAAGACGATGTGAGTCTGCAGCTCGAGTGCTGGAACGCGATCGCCGCGAACAGCGCCTATGGCCCGCGTCAGTCCTTCGGATACGCGGTGCAAACCGCGGTCAACTCCGTTACGGGAAGCCCCGTCAACATCAATCGATACCGCCTGACGGTGGGCCTTGTCGGTGGCCCGGGAACCGCGCACACAGGCAATCTCACGGTGACTCTCGCGAGCCCGGCCGGCCCGGCCGACGCCAATGACGTGACGGGCGTCGCCGCGCGAATCGAGGCGATTGCCCGGCCTGAATGCGTCAACGTCGTCACGCAAAGCGCGACAATAGTCAACGATACGAGAATCCTCACGGTCTATGTGAGCGCGACGCCTGGGCTTCTCGCGTCGACCGTGCAGGCAGCGATCGAGAACGCGCTTGCGCAGTTCTTCAAGACCTACCCGATCGGTGGCCGCGTGGGCCCGTCGCTTTTTCGCGGCCTCTTTCTCTCGGCGCTCGAGGGCGTCTGTTACTCGGCATGGCCGGGAGTCTTCGAGGTCACTTCAAGTACGGGGGACCTTGCCATGACGACCTCACAAGTGGCCGTCGATGAAATCAGCGTCGTCGTGGTGCTTGTCCAGCCATGACCTCGCCGTCCCTCTTCATCCAGGTCTTGAGCGGATGGCGCAATGCCATCCTCAAGATGATCCCAAATTGGATGAGCAACCGGCCCGGCAAGAACGTCGGATATAGCTTCCTCTGGTCGCTCGTTCTTCCGGTCGACGTGGAGCTCGAAAATACGCTTCAAGGTGTGAACGATTGGGCGCCCGGCTCGCCCAACGCGAGCCCTACGGCCCTACCGTACATCGGCAATTCGCGCGCGATTTTGCAGGGGGAGGCCGAGGCCGACGATCACTATGCCGCGCGCCTCATCGCGTGGCGTCAGACCACGAAGGAAATGGGGCGCTCGGAACGTCTCGCGCTGGAGATCCAAGAGTACTTGGGCAATACGCCTCTCGTGCGCGTGATCGAGCGCGTCTATTCGAGCTCCGGTGCGACCGTGGCCAACTACGTGACCGCGGCGACCGATGGCACGACGAGCATCGTGCAGGCCGCGTGGGACTGGGATTCGGTCGGCGGGTGGTCGGGGCCTTCGGAGGATGGCACCAATCCGGGGAGTGCCACGCGGACATGGTGGTCGGATATCTGGATCGTGGTCTATCCGTGCGAATGGCCTGTCACGGGGACCGAGCTTTCTGCGCTCGTGCCGATTTGGGGCAGCACGAGCGTAGGTATGGGGCACGCCGTTCCGGTCGTCGCGCGCGACGCCATCTTGCGCATCGTCGACCAATGGAAGGGCCTTCATGCTTACGTGCGCGCGATCCTCTGGAGTTACGATGCGACGCTCTTTGATCCCGCGTCGCCGTCGGCATCGGGCGATCCCGATGGGACATGGGGACCGCTCTTCAATCGCACGGGTCAGGCTGACGGGCGCGTTCGTTACTGGGAGCCCAATCAATACTAGGGGACACCGCCAATGAGAAACTACGCAGGCAACCCGGCCAATAACCCCGCGAACATCCGACTTATTGAGGACTCGGATCCCCCGAATGCCGCGAACTTCACCGCGGGCATGCAAGACCTGGCGGACCGTACGGCGTGGACGGAGGCAAATGCCATTCTGGCGTCCGGGGGAATCATCTCGGGCATTCTCGGCATTTCGGGCGAGCTCGTTCTCTCGGGAACCGCGGTGGCAATCTTTGGAGGAGGCACGAGCGCCATCTTCGAGAGCTCCGCTCTTCTCGAACTGCAAAGCGGCGCACTTCTCAAGGTCGATGGTGGGGCGAACATCGGGATCGAATCGGGAGGCCTCATTCAGGTCCTCGCCGGAGGTCAGATCCAGCTTTTCGGCGCGCAAGGTCTGGTCGGGGGAAGCGCGAGCGCCATTCAGGGCGGCGTGGCCGGCTCGATCGAGTCCCTCGTTGCGGGAGCCTTTCGTCTGTCGGGGGGCGCCAACGACTGGCAGACGTTCAAGGTCGCGCGAACCCGCAACGTACAGCACTCGTTCAAGCTGCCGCCGAGCGGAACCGCGGCCGGCTGGGCCGCTACTCCGTTTGCGATCGTGGGGCCAGGGCCAGGCGCGCAAGTCCAAGTGCTTCTCCTCGAGAACCTTCACAACGGAGCGACACTCAGCGCGATCAACATCTATTTCGTCGTGCCCGATCCTCATTCCGGAGGCGTGCCGGGGACGATGCCGACGTTCGAGGTCTTCCGCGTCCCGATGATCGGGGGGGCGCCTCCTACGCCGCAAAGCCTCATGACGGGAGGCGTCCCGTTTTCGTTCCCGACGCCTGCGAGCGGTTCGGCCTGGCATGCGAGCGGCAACTTGCAAAGCCAGTTCGTGGCGCTTGCGACGGCAGGCCTGAACGTGATCGACACTTCGCAGTACCGCTATTACATCCAACTCGTCGACGAGGACGGCGCCAACGCTGCGGGCAATGATTGGTGGAATGCGCAGCTTGACTACGGGGCGATCGTCGACATGAGGTTCCAATGAGCAATAACCTTCCCACCGCTCTCGAAACGTTCTTCCGGATTGTGCCCCTCAATGACGGGATCGCTCTGCCGCCGCGCAAGCTCGTCGACTTTCAGGGGGCGGCATCCGACGACCCGACTTTCCAATACGCCGGGGAGACGGTCGGACGGACGATCATCGGCGGCGGCGGCTTCTATGCGCCGAGCCTCGTGCCCCCTTCTGTCGCTGATCTGATTTGGGTAAATCAAGGAGGCGCGACCGCAACCGATAGCCCGGGG